TCATCATTTGGGATTCTTGACATGAAACCACCTCTTTATTCTTTTGCAACCGCTTGAGACTGTTTCACAATCTCCGCTGCCTTACGCTCCTGTTCTTCCTTTTCTTCTGCTGTCTGCCACAAAGCATCCATATAAGGCTTAGAAAGAAGGAATGTTTTTTCAGAATCTCCCCACAGACCAACTGTCTTAACTGCGATAAGAGGGTGTATTCCTGCCTGCAACAGCTGATAAAGTGTCTGTGATTTTGTATACATATTGTCCTGCGGACTATGGTTTATCTGCACATCAAAATCCCTTGTGGTAATGCCTAAATCTTCATGCTTAATGCGTATGATATTCAGCACAACTTTTGCAAGGCGTTTCTCTGCCGATTTTACAATGGGGTCTTTCAGTTTCGCTCTCGTCTTGGAGAAATCCCAACCATTACGAAGCTGCACCGCCCCCTGCGTATCTCCGCCAGAGTTATTGTTGTTTTTATTCGGAATGGCGAGAATGGAAAGGGCGTTGTCCCACAGGTCATCCTTTGCGACCTGTGATTCCGTCTGGTTCAATTCCTGTGTCATAATATCGACATCCGCTTTGTTTTCGCCATTGTTCGACTTAACAACCAATGCGCCCTGCATTTTCATTTTTTCAAATTCTTCCGAATCAATATCGCAGTTTACAAATTTTATCCACGATTGCACAAACTGTTCAATGGAATCCATGCGGTTTGATTGCATATTGTTAATGGAATCCAGAATGTCAATAACAAGCTCAATATCCGAAAGTCTTTCATGGTTATTCGGGTATTCAATAATCGGTATACCACCGAAAGCATGAAGTTCCCAATCCGTAACAGTAGAATCATATATTTTGCAAGAATGTGTGCCCGTAAAGCACCGCTTATACATTTTTCCGTTCCTGTCCTTCGATTCCTGCACCGCTAAAATCGGCTCTTCTGTGTTTGCGTTATAAATCACAAACGTGTTCAGTGGAGTGGGGGATACAATGCGAAATTTAATATCTCCATCCGAAAACTGCGCAGCCTTAAATGATGTGCCCGTTGCCGACTGCCATTCTCCAGACTTAATATCCTTTGACTGTTTATCAACATCCACCATGTAATCATTCAGAATATCTACAGCCTTGTTTATCCGCTCATCATCCTTGCGGCTAACAAACTGCACAGGCTCGCCGTAGGTCTGACCGACCTTGAACTGTACGATTTCGTATGCGTGGTTTTCAACGACCTTATTTACGATATCCTCTCGGACAATCTTTTTGCGATAACGTATCGGCTGGTCTCCCTTGTAGTAATTCCAAAGGTATTCAATGGCTGTTTTGTTTGCATTGAAAACGCCTATACATCCCCCGACAACGCTAACAATGTTATCCGGCGTTATTTTATCAACATTCGTGTATGCAATTTTTCTTCCATACTGTCCGCGAACAATCTCTTGAAACGTCATTCTATTATTCATACGGCACCTCCCGATAAAAAACAAAACAAAAAACACCGACAAAAATCGGTGTTCGTCTGCTTGCATATTTCTTTATTATAAATATACCACACTTTTTCGGGACATTCGGGACAACTTTCTAATTTTCAAGAAAGCGGTAGAACATTTTCTTTACGCTATCCTCTGTATTGCCGCCAACCCTTCTTGCAACATCAGCCCAAGACAGACCGTCAACAAATCTAAGACGGATAATTCGCCTCATGTGACTATCGTTTATATCCGCTATAAAAGATTCAACTTTGTTTATCGTTTCCAACAGTTCTAATTCAAGTTCGCACAGTGTAGCTTTCCTTGAGTAAAGCAACGCTTTTTTCCTGTTATATTCTGGATAAGGGAAACCCTCAATGACAAATGTTTCCAATCCCCCAACGCCGCCAGACACTTTGTCAAGAACGGTTCCTTCCTGTTCAATCTTTATAATCTGCCGCTCAAGAATTGCTATCTTTTCTCTTACCTCGTCACATTCTTGTTGGAGGTCTGTGTATTGTTTCAATATTTCCTTTGTCAATAATATACGCCTCCTCTAAACGGATTTCTGGTTGCCTCTACCTTCGCAATCCTGTTTCCCTTTGTGATTCTTACCGCAAAGTTGGAAAAAACGTCTGGAACGTCATCAAACTGTTTCTTGCTGCTTACAGAATATCGTTTCAAAAGTGACATCATTACTCCGTAAGGCTCTTTTGGGGAATACATGGATTCGTCCTTGAAAATAACGTGCTGCAATATCCAGTTGGAACACTGGAAGATTCTTGCTTCTTTGTTCGTTTCGGTGGGCGTATCTGTAATATTGCAAATCCAACCTTTAGCCTCTACACGCTTATTCACTTCCATAGCAACCCTATCTCCGCCTGCGTTTCGCTCAAATTCGCACTCCTGCACTTTGTTATTCGCCAAAGCGTTAGCAGCATTTTCATACTGCATTTCATAGTCCGCAGTATTATCGCAAACGCAATCAACGCAGTAATAGTCATCTCCGTATTTTTGCAGGATTGGCAGAACAAAATAGTCCGTTCCTTTTCCTTTTGTGTCGCACTGTGCAGTAATAATTTCCGGCTCGCCATGTGGGAGATTTAGGTATCTTCGTATCTTATCTTCGGGGAAAACCAACCCCTCACGCTCAATGGGTTCCTGCTTATACAGGCAGCGGTACGAAATATCGTCCATTAATAGCTGCTGGTCCTCAAAAAATTCTTTTGTGAACCCAGAAAATTCATAATCGAAATTGCTTTCTTGCGTAATCGGGTCGATATCAGGTACCGCTATTGTTTTAACCCTCGGATTTCCTACGTACATATTTTGGATACGTCCGATAACATCATGTACAGACCATCGTGTAGCAATATGTATTTCCTTGCAGTTTTTACCTTCGGAATCCTGTATTTTTCTCTGTCTCGCATCAACTGAGTATTTATTCCATAGCTTATCAAGGATAATTGGATTCATAGCCTCCTCAATGCCGCCTATCATATCGTCAACCAGAAGAAACTTCGATGCTCTTACCTTACCGGCATTTTTACTTCCTACGGATGTGCATTGTACAGAAGGGAACGGCTTATACTTCCCGACATTGAATTGTTCTGTCTTTGCATTTGTGCCGGTAACGTGTAGGTTTGGAAATATCTCGTTCCATGCGTAATCGTCCACATTTGTGACAATATCGTATACGCCATCGTAGTACATCCTCGTAATATCCCCACTATGAGAATAAAAGAGGTTAAAATCTTTCGGAAACCAACCAATGACCGCCGCATTAAAGAATTTCTCGATAGTTGTTTTCCCAGCGCCAGGAATTAGACTGATGCACAAAATATCATACTTATCATCAATCATCCCTTGCAGTGCATCCATCAGACCGATTTTCAAAAACTGTTTTCTTCTCGGCATATAAAATCGTTCTTTCGGCTCTCTTTTGTGTTCGATATACCGAAAGAAACTATCAACAACCTTATTCTGTGCCTCTATAAGCAAGATGGAATAAAATTTCTCTATAATTTCATAGCTTACTTTTTCTTTGAAGGAGTATTTTTCCAAATCCCAAATTGTACCGCCAGAAGTAGTAATACAAAATGTTTCAATGATTTCCTTACACCTTTTTGAGATTTTAAGCCCGTACTCAATATCCTTCTCGTTTACAACAGCGGTTTTGACAGCTTCGCAATACGCATCAATAACTCGCTCATCGATTCCATTTGTTTTTATATATTCTTCGTATTCCTGTACGGCACTCATCAATTCAAAACTTGCCATTAAAAAAAGCACCTCCGCTCAAATAAGCAAAGGTGCAAAAATCCTTTGCCCTCAGATGTTTAGGGTTAGCGGCTAACTTCCAAGTTGTTAGTCGGTAATTGTTTTTAGTTTATGTCTGCAATGGTTTCCACAAAGCAGTTGTAATAAATATATCTTTTCCCATCAAAATCAAATTTAACATAACCGCCGTCGTTTGTATCAATATCGATTTTCCCTTCATAATTTGCTATTTTCTTTCCATCCGCTGTATACACAGTAATGGTTCTCTGCAACCCTCCAGATATGTCGCTTTTAATGTTTACAACTGTTCTGTCAATGGTTGAACAACCAGTTGCTCCAATTATTGTGCAAACCAAAATACAAGCGATTGCGAACAGACTAATAATTCTTTTTTTCATGTGCATCATACTCTCCTTCCTTGACGCAGTCAGTAGGAATCGAACCTACAATTTCTTTAATCTTTCGGCACTAAATTGTTCTGCAATTTATTAAGAATGGCGTTATAAATGGCATTATAATTTGCAATTACATATTTTGCCGGAATTTCATAGGTCTTAATTCCGTATCTTAAAGCTACGCTTCTTTCAATCTCGCATCCGTTCCAGTCATGAAATTGACAAATGCCAATAAATACATCTGCTTGTGCCAATTTCTTAATGCTTTCTCCAAGATAGAATATTGCTTCGTTATTTCCTTTAGGTGGATTGTCCTCAATATAACTATCAATCAATTCAAATTCTTCGCCTTCGTATATTTCTGCAATTTTCTTCATTTTCTGAATGCTTGCTTTGATTTCTTCCTCTGTTCTGCCTTTCATCGGTACGCTTACGAATAATTTTTTCATATCATTTCCTCCGTTTATTTCAAATTCCAAAAAGAGATTTTAATGTAGTTACACACTCCTTGCGGGCTTCATTGTCTATGCAGTTTCTACATTTGTTATATCTACAAATAGATAAATTGCATTTCGTATTTTCGTGGGCGTTTCCGAATTTTTCAACAAACTCTCTGAAATGAACGCCGCTAATTTCAACGTTGCTCAGCGCATCATCAACAGCTTCTTCTACCAATTCTTCAAGTGTTTTACTTTTCATTACCGCACATACCTTTCTTTTCTTCTCCACGCTTCATCATTGTACTTCTCAAGCCATTTGCACCGCTTTGCGATACATTTATGCTTATAAGCAAGCTCCTTGTTTAACGCCCCAGTATGAGCCTTACAGTGACAGTATCCTATTGCGTTCCCTATGTATTTACCTGTTATCGATTTCTCTCTCATAGGCAAAATCCTTGCATAATACCAGTTTTGCAATTTTAACACATTCTTTTCGTTTATCAGTATCGGTGCATTTACTGTCTTTGTTGTATCTACAAGTTATGAAATCGCAGTTATTCATTGTCCATAAACCTCTCAAAATCTTTCCTGCATTTAGGGCATAAGTGAAGTGTTTTATTTCTTCTTGAAAAACATTCTCTTATCTCAACAGATAAAGTGTCTTTTTTTATTCTGTATTTATCCGAAACAAATCCTGTTGATTCCTCATATATCATTTCAAGTTCGGCAGGAGACATTAGTCTTCTACTGAACCAATTTCTATCTTCTGGCAACCTGTCAAATCCAGAACCGCATCTATCGCAAGTGTACCATTCTTTTTCATGTCTCACTGTTCACAACTCCTTAAATCGCAAATATTCATCATTCGTTATCACTTGCCGAATAGTCTGCGGTCATATACTTTTCTTAAATCAGAGCTGAATTTCTCGAACTGTTCAAGTTCATTCTGACGTTTTTCATCCCCGAACAGTGTATCTGGAAACGGCTCTCCCTTTATGTGCATATTGAAATATTTTGATGCAGTAGGGACGCTAATGCCGATATGTCTTGCAGCTTTGGACAGCGTTATGCGACCGCTACAAAAATCCTCAAACGCTTCAAAAAATTTTCTCTTGTTTATGGTTTTTACGCCTTTCGCCATTGCAAACACCGCCTTTTTTATAAAAAAATCTGAATAAACTGTGCATCCTCCGATAAGCAGAAAAGGCAACAACCAATCTGCTTATCGGCATTTTTTTAATTCAAGTGGGATTCATGCAACCAACACTCTATTCTGGTGCTACCAGACCTCTTAGATGGGCGTGGATTTGCACCACGCATGAAAGACCTATCTCCCTGTGTCCCGTTGGGAGTGCTTTCTTGGCATTATTATTCATAATGGGAACTCCAAGCGTATACCTATTCCGCCACCATCTACCATAATTCAATTTTGAATTATGCCATGTCTACTCACAGGCTAATAACTCGAGACCGGTCCGCTTTATCGCAGACCTAAAAGACTGCTTTCGACCACGCATTTTTACAACGATTTTAACCCATAAGGTTGCGCACTGGGCTTTTATCGTGAACCCAATCGCCAACAGAGGGATTTGAACCCCCATGTCGGATTCTAACCGACACAATGGTTTTCAAGACCACGCCGTTATAGCCGTTTCGGTATGTTGGCAGAGGATGGGGACCTAAAAGACACCATCTCTAATAGTGAAATCCGAATCGACCTCACCTAAATCAAGTTTCTATCCAATCCCCATCATGATTTTTCAGTTTTGAGTTTAACGTCAGTCACGAAACCAGAAAAACGGACTGACAAGAAGGGGATAAAAATTTGTATGGGGCGCGGTCAGTCAGCAAAATCAATGGGCGCGATAACCCACGATACCGAAAGACCGCAAATGGATTCTCTCGGACTTGAACCGAGGACCGTCCGGTTATGAGCCGGATGCTCTGACCAGCTGAGCTAAGAATCCGGAATGGGGCGCAATGCCGTTAAAACGCCCCAAATATGAAGTTAGTGTTTGGTCTTGCTGCCGGCTCCATCGGCATGCAAGCCAAAATCCCACCGAGCCGTGCGATGGCTCTTAACAGGATTCCCCTAGTGGGTGAAAGGTCGTGTTATCCATCGGGAAAATGTCCAAACCCGATGAAAAGCACCAGATGGGAATCGAACCCACGCCGTTAGATTGGAAGTCTGACGTTCTCGCCATTAAACTACTGGTGCATATATAAGACCCTGCGTCCGAAAATCAGCGTCTATAGCCGCCTTGTTTCTTGCCATAATCGCCGTACAGTCATGAACTAAACCACTCAAAGGCAAGCGCAACAAACAGGGTGCATATCGGTGTTTATTCCATCGGCATGCGGAAAACTGTGTTGCCAGAGAAGGGGAGTTCTTCATACATAGCATGAATATCCTCAAGAACTTCCATTGCTCGCTCTTTGCTCCTGTATTTTCCAAGACGTACAAAACCAACTTCTTGGATAGGAAAAACAGCTGCAACATAATTTTCAGAAACCAACAGCGATACTCCGCTTTCATCAACGGAAGCCGTTCTATCTTGACTTAAAATTCTCATACCGTTCACTCCTTTTGCTCAAAATAATCGCAGCCATAATCATATTCCGTATAATCAGTGTAATAGTCGCTATTCTCGTTATTGCAAGTAAAAAGCAACTCACGGTCTACACTGGCATATCTGCACTTAGCACAACATTCTTTTTCATCGTACATTTTCAGTCACCGCCCACTCATTCTTTCAAAGTGTAATCTTCGCAGTTATTATTGAGTCTGCAATAATAGCCTTTATAGTGTATCTGCTCCTCAACAATGCAATATTCGCAGTCAGTACAGGTTGCATTTGGATGATACTTTGGCTTTGTAGGAGATTCTAATCTATCAATCACATTTCTCAGGTCTTCGATTTTACGGTCTTTCGATTCAATCTCAAATTCTAAATCCTTAATTCTTCTAAACGGATTTAAAGAAAACATATTGTTCACTCCTTTATGCAGATAGGGGGCTTTTTGTTTTTGCGGATATTTATGGGACTAAGGCAGGTGTTTTTTCGTTCCCATCTAGACCCCCACCCCCCCATCCGTTTTTAGCAGCGGAATCATTCAAGCCATAACAACCGCTATTCGTCTGCATTGGTTATTATTTTTTATATTTATTCGCAAAATAAAAGTTATGCGAATAAATTGCAACCAACATATTGTGTCAAGAATTATTTTAACGCTATATATTGATTTCGCCGTTTTCATCGTCTATCAGATTTCCTGCATCTTGTGCAACTTCAACAGTTTTAACCTCGTTCAGCCTCGGAAGTTCGGCAGCGGATAGGGCGGTTCGATGTCGGTTTGCATCCGGCGAATATGGGCTATTCCAGCCGTAAAAGTGATTCAGGATTGCGATAACGCCTACAGGGTTCTGCTTTCCTGTGGCTAGTTTACCCGATAAACTCTCAAGCCTTACATCTACCAGCTTTTTGTAGATTTTGAAAGCTTTATCACTTAGTTTTTTATTACCATTTCCCCATTCTTTTATTGCATCTCTACTTATCCCTGTTAAAAAACTAAACCCATTGATAGATACTTCTTTATCATTCATCAGGGATAAATAAATATATATATCGCAGATATGGTCTACAAGCTCATAGTTATAGGCATTACAATTACTCATTGCTCCTATACCATTCTTGAATAAAATACTAGATTTTAACTGTTTAACATCTGGGAATACAATTTTTTTAATATACATCAGCGCCGCATTCCAGACGCTCTGGGATTCCTTGGACATGTCCGCAATTCCCTTTTCAGCGCAAAATGAATCTAGGCACGCCTCGATTTCTGAATCATAAATTTTATTTTCCATGCTCCGCGCCTCCTTTCTTCGTCCTACTCTGGTAAATTAAAAAAGCCACAGAAAAAGATTTTACTCTCATTCTGTGGCGTGTTGGTATCTGCGTGAAAAACTGGGGTGCCGTCCTTACCTGCCGGAACGCCAACCGCAACGGCAGCAGGTCAACGCCCGTTAAATTGTTTTTTTGATTTAAAATAATCATACAAAAAATTATTCTGATTGTCAATATAAAATTTAAAAACTAGTTTTTCTGTTTTTAGATTAAATTACTAGTTATACTATAAATTACTAGTTAAATTTAATTACAACTATGAATTTTAAATTTACTAGTTTTGTTTTTAATTACTAGTAAGATTCAATTTTAATAAAACAGTATACAGATGCTTACATGGGGTATCGGTATCTAAAATTAGCTATACATTTTCAGATATACAGTTGTCAATTATCGTCTGGTACATATTCTATTAGATGTTCCGGCTGCATATTCAACACCCTGCAAATATTGTTTAATGTTTTCATAGAAATATTAGTATCGTTTCTCTTGATTTTCCGCCATGTTTCTTGTGAAAATACACCGGATTTAATTGCAGTATATGACGTAATACCAGCTGTTTCCAATGCTTCATAAACCGAAAATTTGAATCTAATCATGTTTATCAATCTCCTTTCTTTTTTTCATATATCATACTATTTTTGAATAATAAGGTCAATAGGATATAACTTTTTTTAGACATAAAAATGTATCTTAAAAAAGATAGAAAATTGTCAATTAAAATAGCCGCCATTTCTGACGGCTATAAATTAAATTGTTTCCAGTCTTGCTCTTGTGAGTGTTTCGGCTCGTTTCTTTTCCTTCTCTGCGGTTTCCATTGCCATAAGCTGGGCGTATGTGGCGGCGTATTCTGGATTTGCTAGCAGCTTGCGCCGTTCCTGCTCCTCCTGTTGTTTCCGTTCCTGCCTTTCTTTCTCCCTCCTGATTTCGTCCGCTTTCCTGTTATCAATCATGGCCTGGATATCCTCGATTGTTAGTGGTTTTAAGCCGTTTTCGGGCGTTTCTGTGTCTGGTAGCGGCTTAGTCGGTTCTGGTATTTCTGGCTCTACAGGGGCAATCTCCGCTGTTGCTGTATCTGGTGTAGTGTCTGCTACTTCTGTAGATTCTTCTCCGTTCAGCTTTTCTAATACGCATTTAACAATAAATCCGTTCAGACTGTCCCCTGCGGCGTTTCTGATTCGTTCTTCGTCCTCCTTTTTAAATCTGACAAGGGTTTTAAAATAGTTGTTCTTTTCATATTTCGCGGTTGCCCTTATATGGGCTTTACTTGTAGTCATCTTGTGACCTCCTTTTTTGTTATCGTGTTATTTATTATAACGATATCATAATAATGTTATCGTGTCAACATATTAGTGCTATCGTGTTAATGTTATCGTTACATATTTATAGCGATAACGATATATAATTTGCACAATAAATATATAGTGTTATCGTGTTATTTTGGCTATTATTACATATTGCAATAATAACACGTTAGCGATATAATAAGACCATAGAAAACAACAAGGGACAACGAAGGAGGAAATAACATGGTAAAGGTTCACATCGTATTTTTAAACTATGGATTTAATGGCGTTAAATTTTTTAAAAAATATAGCAACGCCAAAAGATTTGCGGATTTGAAAAACGAAAATGTTGCAATTGAATCTGTTACACCGAAGGAATTTACAGAAATAATTTTTGAGGATTGAGCCGAAACGGTCAGAAATGACCGTCAGCCGTGGGATAGTCTCCCGGCTCTGACGATGGCAGACTACACGAAACGAAAGCGAGGTTTTGAACATGGGAAAATATATCATGGTTACAACAGATGAACAGGTAGAAAGAAGCAAGGCACGCAGAAAAGACATTGAATCATTGGAATATAACCCAATGTGCTACAACTGCAAAAAAATTAAAAAGTCCTGCAATGGCTCGAAAAACAAAGTATATAGCGGATGTATCTATAAAGAGGTTGACAAGTCGAAAAAGTCTATATATGCACAGATTTTGGAACAAGTGAAATAGTCGAAACCGCCTTCGGGCGGTCTTGGGTAGGGCGGCAACCTTCCAACTGATGAGACAAGCCCAGGAAAAAGGGGCATGAGAAAAAGAAAGGAAAGATAATCATGAAAAAATTTGAATTGTTTATGGGTCATTTGGGTAACGGCTTTATTGTTTGCAATAAAGCCGTAGAGGAAAATGGAGATTATAAAAGTGTTGCTCACATTGCGGAATGTGGGAAAATTACATGGTATGTCAATCCTGTAGGATATGTACCATCTGATGCACTGTTAAAAATTGAGCATACGGCTAATGTACAGCATGAAAAATGGGAACAGTGGTTAAACTCTATGCCGGAGATAAAACAGTATGAAAAACTGTTAAATGCTGTTCCGTTGAATGTAATGCTTTATGCAATGGACTTAGATGGCGGACTTGAAAGAAAAATCCATTACCTAAAGAAAGTGTGTTATGAAAAAGCGTACTTTTAATAAAAAGGCATCCGCAGGGCTTGACGTTCTGCGGCTTTGCTGCGTAAAAAATGGAGGTGCAACCACATGAAAAAAGAAAAGTTTTTCGCAGTCCGTCAGCTTGCAGGGCGAAAAAGGGAACGTGTGCAGGCGGAAGGATACAGAGTAGAACGTGGCGAATTTGTTTTTTATGTCTGCGGCTCTGGCGGTTCTTGGGGCGTGACGGAAGAAAAAAGTGATATGTTAATAGGCGTTTACGGAAAAACAAGGAAGGAATGTATAGAAAAACTGGACTATTTCGACCTGTCAAGGCTTGAAAAATTCGACCTCGAAAAGCTGAATAAGGAAATGCTTTCTCTGCCCCTCTGCGACCTGTGAGGGGCGTTTTCTTTTTTCGACGGTCAATCGGTCAAGCAGAACAAAAAGCGTCTTAAATGGGCGAATACGGGGGCAAAATTTTTTTGTGTTTAAATTTTTTCGACCTAAGAAGGAAAACCACACCAAAAAGGCAAAATGCACAAAAAGGCGAAAAGATATTGAAAAAAATAAAGGCGTGTTATATGATGGAAGGACAAAAAATAAAGGAGGGGTTTGTATGAAATTTCAAAGATTAAAAGACATGGTTTGCGGTGCTGCGGTTGCATCAATGGTTTTGTGTTCTGGAACGGTGGCATTTGCTAAGGTGGCAAACACAAGTATCCCTGTATCATTCAGCAACATCAAGATTATTGTTGATGGGAAACAGCTTTCCACAAGCAAAGAACCGTTTACATACAACGGAACAACATACCTGCCAGTCAGAGCAGTAGCAGAAGCAGTTGGTAAAGATGTTACATGGGATGGCACAACGAAAACGGTTTATCTTGGAGAAAAGCCTGCGGATACATCTGCATCAAAAACAAAAGATGGTAAAAACAACGATATTGAAATAACAGGTGCAACATTAGATTATGAATATGGATTGCCAAAACTGTACCTCGATTTCAAAAACAACACAAACTATGACATCGATAGATTTGATATTTATATTAACTGTTTTGACGCTTATGGGGAGAGCGTAGACAGCATCCCATATAACTATTACTACATCAAAAAATTAGAGAAAAAATCGGAAAATTCTGAGTATTGGCAGCTATATTCTAACGGTACATCTATTGTGCAATTTGGCATTTATAAATACAAAACATCTGACGGAAGAACTGTAGAAATACCAAAAAATGAAATAGAATGGTTGCAAACAAAATACGAAGGATAAGAAATGGCTTGGTTTATAACCGCCATAGTATTGTTCATTTGCGTTAGATTTATCGACCATTTGAAGGGTTGTTTGGTTGTCCTACTGATTTGTTCAGCGGGGATTGCATTATGTATATTTTTTCCTGCTATACTCGGTCTTGTTACTACACTTGCAATGACCTATGGATTATATTTGATAATTAAAAAAGCCATACAGAAAAAAGAGAACAGAAAAAATGTTTCAAAGAATAAGGAGAATAGACTGACGCAAGAACAAAGGGCGGAAATCAAAAAGAGAATTGAAAAAAGCAATAATACAAACAGTGATGATTTTTGTTGCCGCGTAGACCCCGACAGCAGTTATATATCCCCGGCAATGAAAAGTTTTATAAGTTCCTGCAATAAATATGTTGAGGGCAGAGAAAGAGCGGAAGAAGAAAACAGAAAAGAATAAAAAACAATGGATATTTACATAGCGAAGGAGAGAATTTTAGAATGAAAAAAACTATTGTCTTATTGTTTGCTTGCTTGATATTTACAGGCTGTGGGAGCACAGAAACAGAGGAAGAAAAAACAGCCAGATTAGTATCTGAAGCTAAAGCTGCATTATCTGATTATGATTATGAGATTGTAGATGATAGCGTAAAATTAACTAAATACAACGGGAAAAATGAGGTTTTATATATCCTTTCCGAATACGAAGCCGATGGGAGCGAATATAAAACGGATTTGTCCGATTTCTCCTGCATTGTTGGTAGTTCTAAAGTGAAATTTATTATTTTTGAAAATGGAATTGAGGAAATAGCGAACACCACTTTTAATTCCAGCGGCATACAGGCGGTATACTTCCCTAATACGATGAAGTGCGTCTATGATGTTTCGCTAAGATATTTGCATCCAGAGGAAGAAAGCAAAATACAGATATATTACGAAGGAACAGGGGAGGAATGGAACAAAATTTTCAGTACTTATGAGCGGCAAAGCGTAAAAGAAGCGTGGAACTCTAACGATGATTGGGAGAAAAAAGGAAGCGCGGTAGGCGCATCCGTGGCAGAAAAATTAAACAGCATGATGGGAGAATATGACGGTTCAAATTATGAATTTCATTATTCTGTAGACGAAAGCCAACTGAATGAGTTAATTAAAAGTTACAAGTAGGATATATTAAAGGGATTTCTTTTCAGAAATCCCTTTTTTATTTTCTTTCTTTATCAAAAAAACAAAAAACACTTGACAAAATGTAATTACAAAGTTAAAATCAAAATGTAATTACAAATTGGAAGGTGGTGAGAAAAAATGTCGCCTAAGATGGGACAAAAGATAACGGATAAGCCAAAAAACAAGTTGATTCAAGTTAGAATGGATAAGGAGACGGTAGAAAAATTAGATTATTTAGCTGCTGAACAAAATTCTGATAGGTCTAAAATAATTAGGCAAGGGATTGAAATTCAGTACGAACAAAGAAACAAATAAACAAAGCCAGCACTGCAAGAAGGAATTTTAGCAGGAACAAAAACACTTTATCGGGGAAGTAGATTATATCTGACGAAATTCGTCGGAAGCAAGTAAATTATTTTTCTCTGACTAAAGAAAATCCTAATGGGACAAATTGTCACATTAGAAATTTGTGCGTCCAAAAAACGGACGCACAAAAAATCAAAAAAAATATTGACTTTTAGGTGTGACATAAATATAATAAAGGTGTGACAAGAAAGGGGGCGATTTGATGTCACCAGCTGGGAGACCAAAAGCAGAAAATCCTAAGTCTAACAGATTTAGCATTCGTCTTGATGCCGAAACAGAAAACAGGTTGAAGGAATACTGTGAGAAATACGGCGTTACCAAAGGCGAAGCAATCAGAAGGGGGATACTTCTTCTTTTGGCAAAAGAAAAAGAGTAGTCAACGATTACTTGGAGGTATCTGACTACTCTAAAACGGAGATTTCTCTCTATGGAATATTTTAACATAAAGGGAAATCTCTTTCAAGTTAAGATTGAAGGAGGTTATTGAAATGAATGACGTTATCACAATCGAAAACACCGAAATGCAAATCAGAGAGTACAACGGAGAAAGAGTTGTAACTTTTAAGGACATTGACGCAGTCCATGGAAACAAGTCGGGAACTGCAAAAAGAAACTTTACAAGAAACAAGAAGCACTTTATTGAAAACGAGGATTTTGTTATTGCGACAAGGGATTTACTCAAAGGGGACAATTTGTCACTTTTGAATATTGATGTTCCGACAAGGGGCATAACCCTATTAACCGAAAGCGGATATTTGCTTATAGCGAAGTCCTTTACCGATGATTTATCTTGGAAGGTACAGAGACAGCTTGTGAACGCTTATTTCAAGGTCAGAGAGGTACAGAAAGAGCCATACTACAAAGAGCCGATTGCAGAGGATTTCACGCCGAGAGTACCGATTGTATCTGATTGGTACGAGCGGAACAAGGGCAGGATTTACCGCTTGTGCAGATACAGCGGAAACAGCTACAGCTATCTTTATCATTGTATTCTGAACGGACTTTCCGAAAGGTACGATTTAAATGCAGCAAGGGAGATTTACAAAAATGAGGTCGGGAGGTATCCAGATTACCCGATTGACATTGTAAAACACTTCCCAGAGTTAGAGCAGGATGCAGACAAAATCCTTGACCGCATCGAGCGGATGACTTACAGGTAAAAAGAAGAAGGGGCTTGTTTGAAAAGCCCCCCTCAGTCAAAGTATTTGTTTCAATAGATATTGATTGCCGCCACAAGTTACGATTGCCTTAGAGATTTCGTCAGAAACGATTTCTGAATTGGAAATTTCCAGAACCTTTACCAGAGATATACCGACATTGTCGCAGATTCTAACGAATGTGGACAGCCGCATATCTTCCGTTTCCTCATTGATGATGTTATACATAGCCTTGTATGATAAATCGCACTGGATGGAAAGTTGCGCGATGCTCCACCCCTTTAGAAGCATTGCGCGGCATAACTCGGTTTTGAGATTTGATATACATTGCCCCGGGTTTACCCCATAATTCACACACCTTTCTATTTTGTAGTTGAATGGAAAGTTTTGCTGAATGTTTGGTAGTCAACTGCAATGGAATCCTTCTCCCCTCTGGTATAATTGGCTTGTACCTAAAAAACAGGTACGCCGCAGTTCTGGTTATTGGGCGGCGTTTGGATTGGCGTTCTCGCCGCCCAATATCTATTGTAAACCTTGAAAAAAAAAAGTCCATAGAGAAAAATGTCGAAAAAGTAGAAAGGGCGTTAAGATTATGACAAGAAATGATAATATTCATAGAACAAACGAATTTTATAGACAAGAAATCATTAAAATGACAAAGAATTGCGATAACAGGGAATTTTTGAAGGCGATATACACGGCGGTTAAGAACCTTTTTTTATAATTATTTCTTTACATAAAAATCGAGGGTTTGTACATTACCCTCGATTTTCTTTTACCCTTTTTTCTGAATGTCGTTTATTAAATTTTCTAATACAATCCATCCAGATTCATCAAGATTTGAAAGAGCTGCAACAAGACGATGCTTAAAAGAATCTTCATCCTCTTTCGTTACATCCGAAAGCATTTCCCAAATTTGTTCGCTTTTTGTTTTTTCGATGAACATTTCTCCAGTACCATCTTTTAGCCAGCTTTCATTTACATCAAATTCCCTGCAAATGTCCGAAATTGTTCGGGCAGACGGAACTTTCGTTCCAATTTCAATCTGTGCAATGAAATTCCTTGACAAGCCGATTTTAGAAGCGAATACATCTTGAGTCATTTTCAACTCTTTTCTTAATGTTTTGATTCTTTCGTTCAATTCTATCCCTCCTTTCATATCCATTATACAACAAAATATTTACCAAGTCAACATTTAGTATTGACATTAGGTTTCTTAGGGACTATAATATGTTTACAAGGTAAACGAAATAAGGAGGTGGTGGGATGAAAAAAGTATTTTACTTTTCTTTGGTTGCATTAGCGGTTTCTATTGTAGCCTTCATGATTTCAATATCAAGGGTAATATGATGGCTGCGATACTAATTGTGATGGAAACAATGGATGTTATGACAGAAATGTTGGAATATTTTCTGGACGATTCCGCCGTTTCCTTCGCTAATTTGGATTGTTCGATGGCTGCATCAGCTTGAATTTTTGAACTGTCCGCGACTGCTTTGGCAGATTCAGCTTGAGATTTTGCAGAATCAGCAAGATTGCGGAGTTCATGAGATGTTTTCTCAAGAAAAGCCGTCTGGTGTTCCATCATTTCAAGAGGGCTTTTACCTTCTTCATAATCTGGGGACATGGCATCTAAGTTGCTCTGCATTATTTTATTGATTCTATCGTAATCATGAAACATTTTGAAAATCTCCTTTTTAAAGGGATTATACCACAAAACAGGGAAGGAGGTGAAACGATGGAAGAAAGAAAAATTGATTCGGATGTAAAAGAAATCCTCTTCCGGCAGATGAAAGAACTGGAAGAGGAAGGCAAAAAGACACAGGATGTTCATGTAAAAATCCGTATTGCAGGAGAAATCGACAGAATCGCAAATACGATTTTGATTAGAATCAACGATTGATTCGTTCTTCGATGCTCGAAAGATTTCTCTGAATTGCTTTTAATTCCGAAAGTGCGTCAAAACTGTTTAGTTTTGCCAATTTTGCGACAGAGCAGCACTGTGATTTCGGAAGATACCAAGCACAATCATTTTGGCACGATGAAAAATTGTTCAACGGACATTTTTTCATAAATACAAACCTCCTTATCATTTGATAAGGAAATTATAACACAGAAAGGAATGGTGCAATGAACGATTTGCAGATTTTTAACTACAACGGCAACGAGGTCAGAACCATACAGAAGGACGGCGAACCTTGGTGGGTGCTGAAAGACGTGTGTACGGTTTTCGGAGAAACGAACTACAGGCGCGTTTCTGGGCGGTTGGATGATGATGAAAAGGGTGTGTCACAAATAGACACCCCTGGAGGTATGCAGTCTATGACCGTTGTTAACGAAGCGGGATTATACACAACATTATTTGCGATGCAGCCAGAAAAGGCTCGCGGCGTTACGGAAGAGTATGTTCAACAAAGACAAGAACAGTTGAAATCCTTCCGCAAATGGGTCACGTCAGAGGTACTTCCCTCTATCCGAAAGAATGGCGGTTATATTGCCAACCAAGAAAACCTTACGCCAGAGCAGATTGTAGCAAATGCTTTAATCGTAGCGCAGAATATCATTTCCCAAAAGGACAAGCAGATTGAGCAAATGAAGCCAAAGGCAGAGTTTTTCGATGCCGTAGCCGATAGCCGAACTGCAATCTCAATGAATGAGGTATCAAAAGTCCTTGGCATTAAGGGATATGGACGAAACAATCTTTTTGAGTTCCTGCGTAACAATGGGATTTTGGATAGGTGGAACGTGCCATATCAAAGATATATTGATTGCGGATGGTTTAGAGTTATCGAGCAGAAATACACCAGACAGGGTGAACCTTGCGTGACAACGAAAACACTTGTTTATCAAAAGGGTGTGGATGCAATCAGAAAGAAAATCTTGAGCGTGGATAAAACAGTTTAAAGGAGGTGCAGGAAATGAGCGAAAAGGAAAAACAGGTAGTAGAAAAGCTGAAAGAAGCAATTCCCCAGATGTCCGATTTTGACAAGGGTTATATCCTTGGAAAAGTTGAGAGCATGGCGGAGCAGAAAAAAGAAGATGCGGAGGAAAAGGAATGATTGTAATAAAAATCATTTTAATTGTATTGCAATATTCGCTTTTTGCAATGTGTATATTAAGTTGCATTGAAAACGAAAGCAAAGAATTGGGATTTTGGACTGTTTTATGGCTTATTTGCACAATTCTGAAATATGCAGTCTGTTAGCGAGGTGTTGAAGATGTATGTAAATCCATTTGTAGCATGCGTTTTCGTGACAATCGCATCGGAAATGATTCTGATTTTCCTGTATGCCATTTTTAACCAGAAGAAGTAAGAAGGGCAGGGATAGGAAATGTCAATCGGGTTGCCGCGTAGAACGCCAACAAATAAAAGAGTAGTAGCCTGCAATATCTGTGGTAAGGTTTGGAACGTTGCCGCAACGCAGGATACCCAAAAGGGCTATTATTGCCAGGAGTGTAGCAAAGGTAGGGGTGCAAAACATGAAAATCGAACAAATCAGAGAAACAGCGCAAAAGAAACTGTTTGTAGGCAAGAAGGTTAAGGTGCTTGAGTTCGGCAAGGATAGGCATGGAGCGAACGTCCTGCGAAAAAGAAGAACGGGAACGGTAACAGGTCTTTATCCACATATTTTTACTGCGATTTTTAAGGGCGGATACACAGAATCATTCAGATACAATCAGTTATTTGAAAAAAGTGGAGAGGTGGTTAAAACATGAAACGGACGTTGTTCTACATCCGCAGGGGCTTGATTCGTTGGGCGGTCATGTTTTTCGGAACGCTGCTTGCCCTGTGCGGCACTGTGTTCGTTTTGGAAAATCCAGACAGCAGGATGATTTTTTATCTGGTTTTCGGCGTGGTTGTTTCGCTGTTGATTGGAAATCAGTTTTACGGAAGGGGGAAAGATGATGATAACCATAAAGCAAGAATTAAAATTGTTGTTACTGACAAGAACTGTAATTTTAAAACGAGCGGAGGCACGGCTGACATTCTGGCGGCATTGATGTTGGTTATTGCGGAAACTTTAGAAAAAACAAGAAAATGTGACGTGACAGATGCCGAAGTAGAAGATTCGATTTTGGCAACTTATAGGAAAGCGGTTTCGTTTATAAGAAAATCCGAAAAATAAAATATCCCCTTTGGTGTTGGCGCACCTCTGGGGACAAAGGAAATAATACACGCAACCAAGATACCAGAAAGCGAGGGAAAAATCAATGGGAAAAATGACTTTAACACCAGAAAACGATTTACAGGAATTATGGGAAATGAACGGCAGGGTTAAGGCAACTGTTGCCTATCTGAAAGCGTCTACATACATCAGTTCGAGAGAAATTTTGTCTATGTTAGGGGGAGTTGATGATGGCTTACCCATGCAGGATAGGGATAAAGAATGAATGTGACAGCTGCGGATACTGCGAAAAAGAGCAGGAAGAATGTCCGCACTGCCAAGAAACGCAATATGAATACCTTTATAAAAGGGATGACGGAGAAATCGTTGGCTGTAGCGAATGTATAGAAAGGATGTGGAGTGATTGACGGAAGTGTTATTGAAAAAAATCAGCCTCAAAAATTACATGGGTGCTGAAAATGTGGAGGTTGACTTTTCCGAGAAAACGGAAATCAGAGGTAAAAACAGATGCGGAAAATCAACACTGATGAACGCCTATTTTGACGTTATGACGGGGAAATTTGCGAATGGTGCAGCACCGACTAATATTTGTCCTGTGGATGAAAACGGCGAGGAAAAGCCTGTAAAGGAAATCGAAAGAGCGGTTACTTTGGAAATAAACGAAATTGAACACGAAATTAGAAAAGTGACTAAAAGAAAGTATCGCAAGGGCGTTTTTATCGGAAATGAAACTGTTTATATTCTTGATGGCGTATCTGCGAAAGCAGCGGAAGTCAATGATTTCTTGTCTGGTATCGCACCGCCAGAAACGATTGCAATGTGTTCCAATGCGTCTGTATTTTTGTCGACCTTGAAAAAATCGACTGCGGATGCCAGACAAGCCGTTGAGAGCCTTTCTGGGTTCGATGTGGAGCGTTTTTGCAAGGAAAATGCAGAATACCAGAGCATTTACGAAATGACCGCAGGAAAGAAAACGGAGGACGTATTGAAGCAACTGAAAAAACGCCTTTCTGTCGAAAACGGAGAACTGGACAGGCTGAATGTTGAATTGGACTACGAGCAGCGCAGACTTGACAGGTCGGATGATTCTGATTTGCAGAAATTGGAATCCGAGAAAGCGACTATTATCGGAAATATTGATAGTATGGAGAATCTGAAAGAAACGCTGAATATTTCCATAGACAGATATACATATCTTGTCGGTCTGGTTGATGACTTGAAAAAGAAGATGTCAGCCATTGAGGACGAGCAAAAGAAAGCCAAAAACGAGAAAGTCGAAACTCTGAAAAAAACTATAGTGGCTATCGATGCGGATATTGATAACTTTTCTGGAAAAGTTACAAAGTACAATGAATCAGCCGAGAAAGTTTTTGGGAAAATTTCTTCCTTAAAATCGAAATTCACTGTATTGAAAGACTCCCATTCTATCGTGGACGGGTTGCGGTACGGCGATGATTATGTTTGCCCGAAATGCGGCAGGGGGTTCAATTCAGAAGAAATAGAGGTTGTAAAAGAAAAATTATACAAGGAAAAAGAAGATGCTTTATGTGAACTTAAAGACAAGGTTGATATTCTTGAATCCGCAATCAAAGCAGAAACTGATACATATTTAGATTTTAATAAAAAATCAAATGAATGGGCTGAAAAGGTTTTTGATAAAAGAGAAACAAGAAAGTCTTTGGAGATTGAATTTGAAAAATTGCTTTCTATCGGCTTTGAGAAAACGGAAGAATATAAAACGCTTGAAAAACGGCTCAAAGAAGCAGAGGAAGAATCCTCTAAACTTTTTGAATCAACCGATTTATGGCGGCAAGTAACGGAGAGAATCAGCAACTATAAGGCTGACCTTTCTCAGAAAGAATCTGAAATCAAAGCTATTATCAGAGATACCGAAAATACAGAAAAACGAATTGAATTGTTGAAGGAATCCGTTAAGCAGCAGGCGCAGAAAACGGCAGACGTTGAACGTCGGATTGATATGTTGCAGGATTTCAGCATTGCCAAAAATGCGGCTCTGGAAAATATGGTAAACAGTAGATTTGAGTTTATCAAAATCAAAATGAGCGAAGAAACATTGAGCGGAGATATTAAAGAAACGCTGAGAATCAATGTGAATGGCGTTGATTATTTTAACGGATTGAACCACGGAGACAGAATCCTTGCGGAAATCTTCCTATTAAAAGGATTGCAGGACATGAACGGAATCAAACTGACGATTTGGATTGATGATACAGAATCCTTGGACGAAAACAGGATTCCAGATGTAAGCCGCCAGTTAATTGTTATTCGCAGAACGGATGATGAAACTTTGAAAGTATGTAAGGTGGAGGAATGGTTATGAAATACAGAAAGAAGCCCGTTGCAATTGAAGCGTTCAAATACGATGGAGATTTAAAAGGTTCCGATGGTAAATATTATGTCCCCGATTGGGCTGTAAATGCCTTTGAAAATGGCATTATGTATTATAGTACCATTCAATTTGATAGTGTAGATGGAGATGAACTCTATATTGATACATTAGAGGGAACGCATCATGTGAGTGTTGGGGACTATGTGATTCGCGGAGTGAAGGGAGAGCTTTACCCCTGTAAACCAGACATTTTCGAGCAGACATATGAAGCATGTGAGGAGCGATGCAGCATGTCTGAAATGACAGCGTTGGAGTTTCTGAAATGCAAGGATAGAATCTGTAGAACATATGCATGTAACGTCTGCCCGATATGGAGAAGCAGACCAGACCAATCGGAAGGATGCGTAGAATGTTGGAATAGACCGTTAGAGGAGGAATAATTATGGCTGAAAATACACAGTTGGCAGAAAAGAAGGAATTTACAACAGCATTAAGTCAGTGGTCGAATGAAATTACAGGATTGATTACAAAAGACTATGATGCTTGCGGCGTTGTTTTTGATGAATATTCCAGAAAATGCGCTATGGAGGCAGTCGGCAGCATTTACAACCTTGTGAGGAATGACGGAAAAGCGAACATGAACTCTCTCGACAAAAGCAACTTGAGGGGCATCGTTGAAAATTGTGCAGGGCTGAAATTGAACCCTGCGGCATATCCGAGAGAATGTTATTTCCAGCTTAGAAATGTAAAGCGTGGGAACGAGTGGGTAAAGGTTGTTGAAATGGGTATCGAGGGTGCAGGATATGATTCCCTTCTTTCTCATTACGGCAAGGATGTTGCACAGGTTTATCCATATTGGGTAGTCAAGGAGGGGGATACATACATTCCGCCCAAACACAGAGGTTTGGAACTGACACCGCCGGAATGGGAAGAAAACGGATTATCCGATAAAGCGGTTCGGGTTGTTTATCCAGTCAAACTGACGGATGGCACAGTAACGTATCTGACAGCAGACAGGGCAAGTGTCAAGGTCAATTTGTTGGCACACGTTAAACAGAATATGATGAACGCTACATTCGGTATTTGCGCCGACCGATACAAGGCTACGGACGCGGAGAAGAAGAAAATCAAGGAGAAGAAGGATGAAATTCTGAACGCATTGAGAGCGTGCGCTACGGTTGATGATATGTTGGAATGTGAAATTGCCAGACAATTTATCAGCGGTGCATGGCTGGATATGCCAGAGAGCATGATTCAGCGGAAAATGTGCAACAACGCAACAAGGAAATACCCAAAAAATTATGACCAGATGGCAAGACAAGCACAAATTGAATTGGATGATACATACCGTCAGACACAGGATGATGTTGCGGAAAGTGCAAATTCTGTTGATTTTGACGAGGAAAACATCATTGATGGGGAAATCGTGCAGGAGGTGTAAACAGCGATTCTTATAAAAGTAACGATTGCCGTCTGGATGATTTTCATCCTTGCATCTGGTAGGGCTGTTTGGTTATACATTAGAAATCAGAAAAAAGGTATGAATAGGGATTTATCTTATTATGTTCTGGAAAACAAACCTTCTGCGTTGTCTGCTTTCGTTTGCATTGTTGTTGCTCCTGTTCTTACGATAGCGAGCGCAATTTGGCTTTTGGTTAGGGGGTAAAAATATGAGAATTATTAGTCAGGATGGAAGATTTGATTTGCCGTATGAACTTGTTGCAATATCGACACACGCAATAAACAGGGGACAAGTTATCGCAAAGCCGCTGACAAATGCCGATAGACTATTTTGCGTGATGGGAGAATATTCCACAGAAGAAAAAGCCGAAAAGGCTATGGAAGAGTTGAGGGCAGAATACGGGGGCTACAGAGTAGTGAGAGGCAAAACGTTTTATTTCGCCTTTGATTATCCCAAAGTATTTCGATTTCCGCAGGATAGCGAGGTGTGATGATGATAGCCGATACAAATACAGAGTATATCTCAAAAACAGAACATGTTGAATTTGTCAATTATACAGGTTCTTTCCCTAATTTATGCAGAGGGGTATTGACTTTAAAAATTGACGGCGAAATAGTTAAATTCGGTCATGATTATAAGGATTATTGTTTGAAAACATCAAAATTTAATGATTCTAATTATGATTCGTTTTGGCACTCTGGCGGATGGATAGATAAAGAATATTGCTCACACTCAGGAGAATGGGAAATATACTTAAACAAATTGCCGGAACAATACCGTCAGTATGCAATAGAAATAGATTTTGTTTTTAATTCTTGCGTGAGACATGGATGTTGTGGAGGTTGTTCTTGACGAAATTAAAATGTATTGCAATAGGAAGATACCATGTTGATGGGATTGAATAATCGTTAGGAGGTGTGAAAGTGCTGTTAAAAACGATAGCAACAGGTTCAAGCGGAAATTGCCATGCACTAATTGCAGACACAGGAGAGATTCTTCTTTTGGACTTGGGGGAGAACGAAAAGAAGATTAAGAAGGGAATCGGGTGGAAAATTTCCGATGTTATCGGTGCAATTGTTACGCATAAACACGCCGACCACTCAAAATCGGTCAAGGATTTTGAACGAATGGGGATACCTGTTTTCAAGCCGTATGAAAATACAGAAACTTTTGTAAAAAAGTATTCTGGATTCAAAATACAGGCATTTGACCTTACAACGATTGATGGCAGATGGACACACACAGATGCAGACGGAACGGAATGCCCTTGTTATGGTTTCCTTATTGAAAACAAGGAAATGGGGAGAATGATTTATATAACGGATGCAGCCGTTGTCAAATGGCGGTTCAAAAATATCAACCACATTCTCCTTGGCGTGAATTATGACAAGGATATGATTTATCCCGATAACGAAGGGAAAAAGAATCATATTTTCGGAGGTCACTTGGAGATTGATACAGCTTGCGAGTTTGTAAAGGCGAATAATTCGGACAACTTGCACAATGTCATAATGTGCCATTTGTCAGCCGATAATGCCGATTCCGATAAATTCATCGAGCGCATGAAAAAAGCGTGTCCTGCGGCGAATGTGTACGTTGCAGAACGTAATGATGGGTGGTGGTTAAGGAATGGGTAAGGTTTGTTTTTGTTTGAACGCAGACATTAAAGGAAAGGATGGCATTTGTCCTTGCTATCAGTGCGAAGAAAGGACTGCCGAATGTCATCCTTCCTGCGAAAAATTTGGCGCTTGGAGCGAAAATCATAAGAAAAACAAAAGGGAGATTCAAAAGAAGGTATACATAGAACGGCAAGCAGATTATAGGAGAAAAGATTATCTGCAAAAGCGCAGAGCGGAAAGAAAGAGAGGAAATTATGAATAAGTGCATTTTCATCGGGCGAACCACAAGGGACATAGAACTGCGGTATACGCAAAGCGCAAATCCGTTGGCAGTCGGGAACACGAGCCTTGCCGTAGAATCTGGATACGGCGAAAAGAAGAAAACGTATTTTTTCAACATAACAGCTTTCGGCAAAACGGCAGAAACGATGGAGAAGTTTGTAAAGAAGGGTACGAAAATTGCGGTTGAGTGCGAAGCCAAAGAGGATGAATACACAAACAGGGAGGGGAACAAGGTCAGACAGGTTTCTTTCCTTGTCAAATCCTTTGAGTTTATGGAGAAAAAATCTGCAAACGGAAACACGCAACAGCAAGGCAAAAATGAAATGCCACAGGATAGCGGAAACGGATTTTATCCTGTGAACGAAAGCATTTCTGATGATGATTTGCCGTTCTGATTGGAGGTGGATGGAATTTGAAAAATATAAAAACAGAAGATGAAATGCTTGTTATGCGAAATCATTATTTTGTAAAAATAAATGGAGAGGCACTTCTAAGGGGGTTGAAAGATGGACTATCAGAAATTCAAGAAAGCGAAGGCTATCGAGAAGAAAAACAAGGAACGCTTGCTGAAAGTCAATCCAAAACTGAATGAGGACAGCGGTATTTACTTCCTCACGAGAATTGACGAAAACGGATTCAAATACGCATATATCGGGCAAGCGGTACATATTTTGACAAGGCTTGCACAACACCTTGTAGGGTATCAGCATATCGACTTATCGTTGAAAAAACATGGCTTATACGATGCCGAAACAAATCAGTACGGATGGAAAATCGGATTTCTGCTCTACAAAGATACCGAACTGGACGAAGCCGAACAGAACTGGATAAAGAAATACGCCGATGGCGGTTATCAGTTGCGAAACAAGACAAGCGGTTCGCAGGGCGAGGGAAAATCGCAGATTGCGGAATACAAAGCGGCGAAGGGCTATCGTGACGGCTTGGAGCAGGGCAGAAAAAATCTTGCGAAGGAATTATCACATATTGCCGAAAAACACCTCACAATCGAAATCAGAGCGGATAAGAGGGGTAATAAGATTTCAGAACGGCAGTATGAGAAATTTATGGAGTTGATGAAAGGTGGTGAATAAATTGAGAATTTACATAAGCGGTGCTATTACTGGCACAGAGGATTTCAGAGAAAGATTCCTTGAGGCAGAAAAGGAACTGATTGCAATGGGACACGATACGGTAAATCCTGCGAGGTTGAATGATATCATGCCGAAAGATGCGACACATGAGGAATACATGAGAATGTCTTTTGAGTTGCTCGATATTTGTGATGCAATCTATATGCTGGAAGGATGGGAAAGCAGCAAAGGAGCAAACCAAGAATACGGTTTCGCCAAAGGAAAAGGAATTGAAATTTACGAGCATAAGAAGGGATGATTCATGAAATTTATTGATTTCTTCTCTGGAATCGGCGGATTCCGTAGAGGGATGGAGCTGGCAGGACATGAATGCGTGGGATTCTGTGAATTTGATAAATTTGCAGTTGCAAGCTACACCGCCATGCACCTTATGACAGAACAGGAGCGAGAGTACATAAGAACGTTGCCAAAAAACAAAAGAGTAACGGAAGCAGGAAAGGAGGAGTACAGGCATGGAGAATGGTATGCAAATGACATTAGACGGATTTTCGCCGAGGAAATTCCAAGAGCAGACTGTTTCTGTTTCGGATTCCCCTGTCAGGACATCAGCGTTGCCGGAAAACAGCTTGGCTTTAACGGAGCAAGAAGCAGCTTATTTTTCAGAGTTATCAGACTTGTGCAAGACCTCGAAGAAAAGGATAGACCCACATACTTATTCATTGAAAACGTTAAAAACCTACTTAGCGTTAATGGGGGAGCGGACTTCCTTAAACTTCTCATTGCGCTGGACGAAAGCGGGTACGATGCAGAATGGCAGGTTATCAATTCTGCCGATTATGTCCCACAAAACAGAGAAAGAGTTTTCATTATCGGACATCTTAGAGGGAGAAGTACCGCAAAAGTATTTCCTATCGAAAGAGCAGACAGAGAAAATAGTGTTCAAATAAAACAAATTGGAAATATAAAAAGCGAAAAACGAGACAATCCGAATCGTTATCGTGTATATAGTGTGGACGGTATTTCTCCAACACTTTCTAAAATGGATGGCGGTGGATTGGAACCATGTATTCCAATCCCCGTATTCTGTGATATGTCAAAAAGTGCAGGAATACAAACCTATGATAAGGCGTTTTGTTTGCAAGCGAGATATAGCAAGGGTGCTTGCAACAGAAAAGCTGAAACAAGTGGTGTATGCGTTCCTGTACTTACTCCGGATAGAGAGAAAAGACAGAACGGCAGAAGGTTTAAAGACGACGGAGAGCCGATGTTTACGCTTACAGGGCAGGACAGACACGGAATCGGAATTGAAATTGCATGGATTTTGCGGAATGTTAGGACGGAATACGGAAAGAAAATTCGGAAAGATTATGAAGCAGGAAAAATCGATATTTCCAGACATAAATTTCTTGAAAGCGAGATAAGAGAAGATGGGATAGTTAACACCCTATCGACCGTCCAGAAAGATAATTCGCTTGCTGTTAAAGTGAGAGAGGGCAAAGAAAAAGATGGTTTGTTTGTAAAAATATCCGATGTTCTTACCGTGTATGCTGTTTGGTACGAAAAATATCAGTGCTATATTGCTATCCGCAAACTGACACCGAGAGAATGTTTCCGGCTGCAAGGATGGTCGGATGAATATTTCGATAGGGCTGAATTGATAAACAGTGACAGTCAGTTGTATAAACAGGCAGGAAACGGCGTGACGGTGCCAGTCATATATGAAATTGCGAAAAGAATGAGGGTGGAGAAATGAAACAGAAATATGAGGACGATTTAACAAAGGCATTACGTTGCCTTGGCAGCCAAGACGGAGAAGGATGCTGCTATGAGGATTCGGAAAATATGATGCGATGGGAATCTGGAGAAAATCTTATTATGTGTATGGAAAATCCAGTTTCGGTAGGTAAAGAGCAATGCCCATATTACCAAAAAACATACGACCATTGTTTTGAGGATGGAGAACGTATGGATTGGCTCGGAAAGGCTGCGGATGAGATTGTTTTGTTGCGAAAGGAACTGGAAGAACTGCGGGAATACAAAGCAAGAATGGAGTTGCAATATCTGAATGAAATAAGCAATCCGTTAGAGCCTCTCAAGTTGCAAAGTGCATTGGAAAGCGAGATTTTCAAGTATAACTATAGAAAAGAGCATAAGCCGCAGGACATCAATATTTTAGATTACACGGTAATGGCTGCGTTAAAGGACTGCTTGGAAAGACAGGTGGAGAAATGATTGAGAAAAACAAAGAAACCAATAAATACCATGCCGTCTGCGACTGCTGTTATGAATATTCGGATGAATATGACAGTTTTAACGAATGTCAACGTGGTATTAAATACAACGGATGGAAAATGCACTATGACAAAGATGAGGGAGAATGGGAACATTTCTGCCCGAATTGCAAGGAGGAATAGAAATGGCAGTGAAACCGATTTTATTTAACACAGAAATGGTGCAAGCGATTCTGGATGGGAGGAAAACCTGCACTCGGAGAGTTATCAAATTGCCGAAAAATATGAGTGGTAGACCGGTTGGAAAAAGCGGAGATATCGGATTTATGTATCTCGGCGGAATAAAGAGACCTCCGTACCAGCAGGGAGACATTCTGTATGTTCGGGAAACATGGGGACATCCGATTTCCTTAAATTCAGATAAACAGTATGTTTTTAGAGCAGATAAGATAGCGGAAATTGGCTTTAAAAATGATAGCCATATATGGCATCCATCAATTCACATGCCGAAAGAAGCTGCTCGTATCTGGCTAAAGGTAACGGATGTTAGGGTGGAACGGTTGCAGAAATGCGGAGAAGGATGGTGTATTGATATTGAAAAAGAGGGCATTGTAACCCCACAGGACGCTATTTTATACATAAGTGATGACGCTTTCCATGACGCATTAAGAATGGAATTTCAAAAAATTTGGGACAGTACCATCAAGAAATCCGACATTGACCGTTACGGATGGGACGCAAATCCTTGGGTATGGGTTATCGAATTTGAGCGGTGCGAGAAACCGAAGGAGGTGGATTTATGCGACTGATTGATGCAGATGCTTTGAAAGAAGTTCTGATAAAAGAGAAGGGTTTTTATCCTGCAATGGTCGCAAGTGCGATTGAAAATGCACCTACCATTCGTTGTGCGAATTGCAAGGAGAAAACAGAAAAAGAGAAGAAAGAATACAAGCAGAAAATCAACAATAAATAAGAGCGTGGTGTTGTTTATGGCAATATACAGGAATTTACACATATCGTTTTGGACGGACAGCAAGGTCGAGGACGATTTCACACCAGAGGATAAGTATTTCTATGCTTATCTTCTGACAAACCCACAGACGAATATCTGCGGCTGCTACGAGGTCAGTTTTAATCAAATGTCGCACCATACAGGATACACGAAGGATACAATTTCAAGATTGATTAGCCGCTTTGAAAACGTGCATGGCGTGATTCGGTACTGTGCAGAAACAAAGGAAGTGTTGATTCTGAATTGGCATAAGTACAACTGGAGCAAATCAGAGAAAACGCTTGCAGGAGTTGAGAATGTGGCAAAGCATATTAAGTCCGATGATTTTAGGCGGTACGTTATTGATACGGTAAATAAAGTCAGGGGCGGTGCGGATAATTGCCAGACAGAAGAAGAACCGAAAAGTATTCCTTCCGCTTCTGCAAAGAAAGTATCTTCTGCGGATATGCTGAATGACATGATTTTAGAGTTTGGGATTTCTGACTACTTGTTGGAATCGGTACAGGATTGGATTGCATACAAGGGAGAAAGAAATTTCAAGTACAAAGAAAGAGGTTTGCGGACACTTTTAAAAACCGTATCGGAAAAATCAACACAATACGGAGATACGGCGGTGTCAACGGCAATAAACGAAAGCATTTCGAGCGGCTATCAAGGTATTGTTTGGGAGAAAATAGGGAAGAATAGTGGAGTTGCGACAGGAGGCGAGATAAATTGGGGCAAAGTTTAAAGGTTGGAGATACCATAAAATGCAAAGATGCGGAAGAAGCTTTTTCTTACATGAAAACACTCATATCTGCTGGATATCAAACAGATTTTATGTATGAGAAGGATGGAGAAAGTGGTATTTGGATTGTCATTGAGAACGGAGTGAGCAACATTGAAGCGTGAAGAAACGGTACAAATCATTCGTATCATATGTGACTGCTTTGCAAATTTCAAGCCAAGCAATCTTTCGGAGACCATAGATGTATGGAATATGATGTTATCGGAATATTCATACAAGCAAATCTCCGTTGCGTTGAAATCCTATATCCTGTCCGACACAAGCGGATTTGCACCGACAATAGGGCAGTTGGTTGACATGGTTTATTCTATCAGCAAGCCGCAGGAATTGAACGAAATGGAAGCGTGGGCGTTGGTTAGTAAGGCAATCAGAAATAGCGGATACAGATATACTGAGGAATTTTTGAAACTTCCTACAATCATTCAACGTGCAATCGGAACGCCAGAACAGCTAAATATTTGGGCTACGGATGAAGATTATAACGAGACAGTAGTCATGAGTAATTTCCAGAGGTCATATAGACTGGTGCTGATGCAGAAAGACGAAAGCGCAAAGTTGCCCGTAGAAGCACAGAATTTGATTTCTAATAATGAAAATCCTGCCAGAATAGAAATGCAGGATAGGATTAAGCAACTTTCTAATGCATTTGACGAAAAGAGCAAATTACTGATTGAAGGCAAGGAGAAGAAGGAAAGAGTAGTAAGCGATTCTGTTATGGACACCGTTCATGCAGAATTGGAGAAGATAAAAGCAATGAGTATCAGATAAGAGCCAGAACGGAGGAAAATTTATGAAAACGCCAATCGTAAAATCCGATGAAGGAAAAGCGCAGCTCAACCTTGTACCCTTGGAGATTTTAGAGCCATTAGCAAGAGTTCGTGAGTTTGCCGTTGAGAAATACGGTGTTGAAGGTATTGAGTCATGGAGAAATATCTCTGATGACAGACTGTTAGCCGCTCTACTGCGGCACACGGTATCTTACCAGAAAGACCATGACGCGCGAGATGAAGAAAGCGGACTGCCTGCTGCGTATCATGTAGCTATCAACGGCGTGTTTCTTGCCATCAAGGCTATGGAGAGAATGAAAGAAAGATGCGGATACCAAGTCAAAGAAATTAACTTTTACGAAAATCTTCCGCCAGAGTTGCAGAAAAGGGTAGACAAATTTATTTCTGCGGTTTACAAGGGTGGTGTGAAAGATGAATCTGAATCAGATTGAAAAGAGAAAGCGGTATCAGAAGCAGAAAAGAATTATTGAAGAAGCAAAGACAGAAGCTATTGAAAATATGCAGAAAATCATTGATAGAGGGCTTTCTTCTCAAATGGAACTGGTTATGTTGCTAGTCCTGCATGATAAATTCGGATTCGGTTCAGAACGTTGCGCCAAAGCGTTAGTTGCCTTTGAACAGCTTTGGGCTGATGTTGGGGACAAGCACCTTTCGCTTGATGATATTGAGGAAGTAGTAAAGGCTGAAATTGGAATCGAAATGACAGAGGATACCATTTTTCAGACCGACAAGAAAGGAAATAAAAAATTGCTTTGGTCTAATGAGGATACATAAAGGAGGTATTCCTAAGTGGCTTTGCGTAATTTGACAAAGCCAGAATTGCGAAAAATCATAGAGAATGCCAATTTTACCGAGGATGAGATGATGGTATTTCAACTGTCCAGCAACGGTTCCCCTATTGATTATATAGCGGACACGATGAAAATATCATCATCTACGGTAAATCGTATTTTGCGGAAGATTTATAAGAAAATGGAAAGGATTGAGGATATGTCGAAGCCAGAAGTGCCAGTTTGGCAGAAAGTAACAATGACGATTGATGAAGCGTCCGCATATAGCAGTATCGGGACTTCAAGGATAAGGGAATTGGCTAACAACCCAAGATGCACGTTTGTTCTGACCGTAGGAACAAAAAAGTTAATCAAAAGAAAGGAATTTGATAAATTCATTGAAGGAAGTATCGAATTGTAGACAACGTAAAGCCCCGTATGGTAGTATGAAACTGTATGGGGCTTTTCTCAAATCGAAAGGAGTGTAATAGAATGGGGAAAGACCTTAAGGGAAAAGAATTAGGCGTTGGTATCAGCCAACGAAAAGACGGAATGTATACAGGGAGATTTACAACGAAGTCTGGAAAGCGAAAACAAAAATACTTTCATAAGTTGCAGGAGTGTCGAGCGTGGATGGCAGATGCACAATTTGAGGATGAGCATGGGGATGTTTTCTTTTCTGATTCTCCAACGGTCAATGCGTGGTTTGAGTATTGGCTCGAAGAAGTAAAGGGGAATGGAATTAGAATTTCAACAAAAAATAACTACGAAAACCAATGGAAAAATTCAGCTTATTCAGCGATAGGAGACATGGAATTAAAAGACGTAAAACCCATCCATTGTCAAAAAATATTAAACGATTTAGCCGCAAATCATAAGAGCAGCACTATTAAGACGTACAGGGCTTTGATGTGGTCTGTTTTCGAGTGTGCTGTTGAAAATGATTTCATCCAAAAGAACCCTGTCGAAAGAACAAAAGTAGCAGGAGGAGAAAGAACGGCAGGAAAGCAGGCTCTTACATTGGAGGAACAGAAACTATTTCTGCAAGAATCGAGTCGGTACGTTTACTACAATGGGTTATCTTTTGTTTTGCAAACAGGTCTTAGAGTTGGCGAACTCACCGCCTTAAAGTGGTCTGATATTGATTTTGAAAACAGGAAAATGAGAGTAGAAAGAAGTGCGGCATGGATAGATGGGCGGGGGTTTGTATTCGGAAATACAAAAACAGAGAGCGGAAAAAGAGAAATACCGCTTACAAAAGAAGCAATCGAAATATTGAAACGGCAGAAAGAAAAGAACAGCCAAAACAAAATTGTCCCAATTCAATATACAGATTACATCTTTGTCAATTCAAAAGGCTTTCCAATTCCAAAATACGCATACAACAAGGGGATATACGCGGCGTGCGATAGGGCAGGAATACGGCGTTTTTCAATACATTTATTGAGGCACACATTCGCTACAAGGTGCATTGAAAACGGTATGCGTCCGAAAACTCTTCAAGCAATTCTGGGACATAGCAAAATCGAAATGACGATGAATTTGTATGTTCATGTTACCGAAGATTCCAAGATGGAAGAAATGGAAATGATAGAGGAAAATTTGAAATTGGTGTAGTAAATGGTGTAAAATAAAATACAAGAGTAAAGTTTTATTGATAAATAAAGGATTTTTAGAGATGTACTCCTTTTTTGAGGTAATTAAAGAGATGATTTTTTAATCACAATCAAATATCTTGTTATAACTTTAAAAACTCTTGAATAACTTTATTTTCAATGGTTTCAAGCAATTCATACGAAAATTATAAACATTGAATAACTTTTCAAAACCAATGAATAACTTTCAGAAAATTGGTGTAAAATTGGTGTAGTGGTGTAAGATTGGTGTAGAAAAGCCCCATACAAAACAAAAAAATACATGATAGAAAGTTGAGCGAAAGATGACACTTTTGGCTCTTTTTTTATGCGAAAATATATTTATAGAGAGGATGATGGAAATGTTTTCAGATGAAGTATTAGAAAAAATTTTCAGTAGGGAAGATGTAATGAAGATACCTCTGACGTATCAGTCCGTTATGGTTCGGGCAGTGCAAGAGGTATTGGAAAAGGAGGGAATTGACTATGCAACCAAATCCTTATCAGAGCATGAACTATAATATCCAACCAGCATATCAGCAGTATGGGTATAATCCGTACTTCCAACAACCGAGGATGCAGCAACCACAGATAGAGCCATTGCAGACCGCAAATCAGTTTCAGCAGCAGTTACAGAGCGGCATAAATGGTCGAGTGGTACAGTCTGTGGAAATGATAACAGCAAATGACGTACCTATGGATGGCTCGGCGGCGTTCTTTCCAATGCAGGATATGAGTGCAATATTGGCTAAGTCATGGAACGCTGACGGCACAATCAAAACCGTAATCTTCAAGCCGATAAATGAGACTGTTCCTCAAAGCGAAATCCAAAACAAAGAGAATTTAAAAATTGACTTGTCGGACGGTACAGTTTCGGCTTTCATGGATAGGTTTGATGAACTTTCCGAAAGATTAGAGCAGTTGGAACTTTCTTTAAATAAAACCGCTTCAAAATCCAGTACACAATCGACCAAGAGAAAGGCGGATGCAGAATGAAAAACTTGTTTCAGTTATTTAGCGGCATAAAGAATCCGCAACAGTTTTTACAAGGAATGATGAACAATAGTCAAGTGATGGGAAACCCTATGGCGAAAAATGCCATCGAAATGATGCAGAAGGGGGATGCCAAAGGCGTAGAGCAGATGGCAAGAAACCTCTGCAAAGAGAAAGGGGTAAACCCTGACGAAATGATTCAACAAATGAAAGATAAGTTTGGAATGTAAGACATATTAGAGGTTGCGCGCAAAAACCTTGGTGCCTCTTTATGAATAAAAATAATCAATCAAAAGGAGGAATCTAATATGTTCAACTCTACAAACAATACACCTTTTACTATGCCTGTAATGCCGGCAACTGGCGGTTATGGCAATGACGGTGCGTTCAACGATGGCGGCTGGCTGTGGATAATCGTAGTTTTTGCTTTGCTTTTTGGATGGGGCAATAACGGTTTCGGCGGTTTCGGCGGTAATGGCGGCGGCTATGTAGCAACAGCAGCTACACAGGCGGATATTCAGAGAGGCTTTGATACACAGTCTATCATTGGCAAACTGGATGGTATCTCCAACGGTATGTGCGATGGTTTCTATGCACAGAACACAACTCTGATGAATGGTTTCCATAGTGTTGATAACGCTATCTGCAATCTTGGATACCAGACACAGCAGGGGTTTAATACAGCTAACGTGGCTATGATGCAGGGTCATAACGCATTGCAGGCACAGCTTGCGGATTGTTGCTGCCAGAACAGAGAGGCAATCGCACAGGTAAGATACGATATGGCTAAGGACACTTGTGCATTGCAGAACACAATGAACACAAACACCAGAGACATTATCGACAGTCAGAACGCAGGAACAAGAGCAATCCTTGACTATCTGTGTGCTAAGGAAAATGCGGATTTGAGAGACAAGGTTCAGAAACTGGAGCTTGCTGCGTCTCAGTCCGCACAGAACGCATACATCACAGCAACTCAGGATGCACAGACAGCTGAATTGATTAGAAGAATCAACCCTATGCCTGTCCCTGCGTATAGCGTCCCTGCTCCTTATCCTTATTCTGGATACGGTAACGGTTGCGGTTGTGGTTGTGGTTGCTAATGACAGACAACCAAAATAAAGGGTTATCTTATTTGGATATGCTTACCGTCCTGTCTGTGTTTTTACAGTTTGTAACGTGTCAGCAAGTATCGAACGATACACTACTGAAAGAATTGCATAGGCAGGATGGGTATTATCTGGATAAGATAATGAAAGACCAGAAGGAAATACTAAAAATGCTATCTGATATTAAATCAGACTTCGCCCACAGTGGTTGATACAAAGAGGGTAGGCAGAAGTCTACCCTTATTTTTTTAGGAGGTGTTATTTTATGGCTTGCAAAAACGTGTGCCGACTTTGCGATAATTTCATTATGTCGCAGTCAGTGAATTTTACAGGTGGAAATCTGATTATAGATTTACCCGCTGGCAGTTATGCAGACTGCCGAAAAGTTTGTATTGTGGTGGCTCAAAAAATCCCCGATACCACTACAATCAATGCTCCTGTTTTTATTACGATTGGCGGCGGTACTGTGCAGTATCCGCTTATGAAGCGTAATTGTAGACAGGTTGTAGCATCTGGCTTGAGAACAAGAACCAGATACAAAACCATAGTTGAGACAACGGACAATTCTGGCTTATTCAGAATGATAGGGGAACCCTGCTGTTCTCCGGACAACAGATTATCTGCTATCAACGGAGAAGGTGCCCCTGCAACAACGGACGGAGGTGAATAATTTATGCACATTGAGAGAATGCACAAAATGATTGAGTGTCTTTGCGAAAAGGCATGGTCTGAAATGGAAAAAGGTCTGGAATGTGTTGGTACCGCCGAAATGGGTCAGGTTGTCGATATGATTAAAGACTTAAACGATGCCGAATACAAAGCGGTCATTACAAAAGCTATGCATAAAGCAGAGAAAGAGGACGAAGAAGAAGATAAGGAAATCCTTAGACGGTTGAAATCAGAATACTACGAGGACGGAGACAGGCGTTTCTACGACCATTATAGATACGCTGACGGTCGATTTGCACCAAAGGGCAGAGGAACACGCAGAGGCTATACAGAACCGCCTTATTACTTCCAGACACCCGATATGTATCACGAATGGGATAGCAAGAGTGATGCGGAGCGTGGCAGAGATTTAGACCGTATGGGCGGTAGAATGTATTATACCGAACCCACGATGAGCGGCTACGATAAGGCAAAACGCCACTACACAGAAAGTAAGGAAATGCACAAGGGAAATTCTCAGTCTGATAAAGAGCAAAAGATGCGCGACCTTGAAGCATACATGAAGGAGCTTTCTGGTGATGTGACAGAGATTCTTTCGGATATGACACCAGAAGAACGTACTCTTTTGAAGGCTAAAATGACAACACTTTTGCAGAAAATCGGCTGATATAAAACGGATAGGGGGAAAACACCCCTATCTTTTTTAAATGGGGGTGGTAACAAAATGGTGTTTGAGATAAACAATGTAAAGTGGAGCGTTGTTTCCGTTATGCCATCCTCTGACTGTCTGCGCCGCTCTGACGGGAGTTTTACGGTTGGTGTGACCGATAATACCACCCACTGTATTTGCCTTTCAAATCGGCTTGTAGGCGGCTTTAAGAGGAAGGTGCTTATACACGAATTATGCCATGCAGTCTGTATGTCCTATGACATACATATCCCATTGGAACAAGAGGAATTTTTATGTGACTTTGTGGCTACTTATGGGGATGAAGTGTTCGATATGGTAGATATGATGGTCGGGGAAATTCGCAAAACGGCATAAAAAAAGGGAGTATACCGAAATTGATATACTCCCAATTTTTGTGTAGCTTTGGATTGAAGCATCTACGAAAGGGTGTACTGTTATTATACCATTTTGTTGAGGTCAACACAATGGTTATTTTTTCGTCAGCACCGCAATACTCCCCTTGCTTGTGATGTTATACCCGATGGCATCCGCAACATCCCGAATCTTAATATAGTTTGTCCCGTCCTTCAAAATCCGTTCTGCTATGTGTTCTTTGCCGTCAATAATAACCTTGCACTTCTCTACCACTTCTTCATCCTCCGTTTCGTAGTCGAAAATATCATTTACAAGCAACCAATGTGTGAATTTGTTGCACCGCAGAGGGACTTCACGCACACCGTAAGCCGAGCCGTCAGCTGCTATGTAGTAAGGGTAGCCGTTCTTCATACCAGTGTAAACACCGATATGCCCCTTCATCCAGACCAACGCCCCGATGGGTGCTTTTTCTATGGTAGAAATAGGGTTTACGCTTTTTGCCCGTTCTTTCCATTGGGTACTGCCGAGTTTCACACCGCACGCCCACGAAATCAGACCAGAGCAGTCTACACAAACCTTGCCGATTTTCTTTCGGTCACTGTTCCATACCATATTGCCATATTTGTTTTTCAGATAGTTGTAGTTTGCTTCTGTCATTACAGAGCCTTTCATACCGTAAACTCAGACATAGGCAGTGCCGACCTTGCTTCTACAAAACTTTACCAGTTCTTTTCCAGTCATTTTTGCCATTTGCCATCACCTCCGTTAAGCGTAATAGTATCGCATTGTTTCTTCATTGAAATATCTTTTCTTTCCTTTTGTCGGGGATTCCTTTCCAAACATAGGATGTTTAGAACCGCTTCTCCCATAGCAGGGATTCATCTCCCCTTTCTTTTTTTCGCTCATTTCTTTTTTGGATTTTTCTGTATGCTTTTTGCCATAGAATGAATTTTTTTTCCCGAAAACATTCGCATGGTTTTCTTTCATGTGCTTTATCGTCAAAACATTATTAACATTTTCCTTTGCCGTAACCCACCTCAGATTCTGACAGACATTGTTAGATTTATCGGTATCAATGTGGTCTACATATTTTTTATTATCTGGATTTGATATAAAATATGTTGCAACCAATCTGTGAACATATCTTTTTTCTCCCTTCTTTTTATCATAATTCCATAGAGAGACAAAAAAATAACCCGTTCTCCTATTCTTCTGAATAGGGACAGGTTTGTTTTTCTTTTCGTTATATATCCTTCCAAAATTACTAACATAATACGAGGAAAGACCTTCTTCTTTTAATCTTTCCCATTTTTCGGCGTTCATCTTTTTCGCCATATAATCATCCCTTTACAATCTCCTTGACCGCCTTGTTTTCTTTCAGCATTTTTCGCATTTCTTCCAGTGCTTCATCCACCCACGCAGAGAAGGTATCGAATGATACCGCTATAGCAATAGCAGGGAATCTCTGCACAAACAAATCATAGGCGCGGCGCAGTTTCAATTTTCCAGTGCCGCCGCCCAATTCCTTTTCCGCCTGCATAACCGCCCATAACAGCCATTGTTTCACTTTGACGCGCTGTGTTTCGGTGGGCATATTCAGAAATCTGCCGATACACATACCAATCACGCAGGCAACCGCCAGAAGTGCCACCACTAAGTACCAGTTTTCCATTAAGAATGTAATCTGTCTCATTTCATCAAGCCTCCTTTATGCTTCTACCTTTTCCCATCCGCTAGGGTATTCTGTCGGGCTCCATGTATTATTATCGATAAGAGAACGATACACCGCGCCATCCTCCGTGCAGCAATTTCCCTTCATGTAAGGGGACGTTGCGAGCGCGATAAACGGCTTCGCCTTTTCGGGGTTGTCACTCCATACAAAACCCCACTGTGCAGGCAATTCCTCGGGTTCGGCGGTGTAAATGGTGCTGTCATATTTCTGTAGCAGCTTTACCACTCTGCCTGCGGTACTCTTGCAGACAAAGCCGACAGGGCGGTTCAGCATATTTTCTTTTTCACAAGCCGTCTGGAAATCTGGGATAAACCTGTCCTCAGCGTTCAGCTCCGTCCCTGTCATGGTTTCCGCGCGCTCCTGTACCGCCTGCGCCGCTAACTTCGCCATGTGCTTAATCGTTTCCATCATACCTCATTCACCCCTTCACTGATTGCCGCATTTAATTTCTCTATTGTCACGCTGTCCGCAGTAAGGGCGTTTAACTGCTCCTCAATGCGGTCAAGCTGGGTTGGTTGTGGTTCGGGCATGGGTTCGGGTTCGGGTGGTGTGTATTCCGAAAACGTACCTGTTTCGGGGTCATAAATCATGCCAAGCGTAACCGTATCGTCACAAGGAATGGCAGTCACAGAATTGCCCGAAGGGTCGGGTGGATAGTAGGGTTCTGTTTCTTGGTCTTTCAGAACGTCAATCACTCTGTTTTGTAAAATCATTGCATAAGTTTTCATATTCTCACCTCACCATTCGATAATAACAATACCATTGCCGCCAGAGCCGCTGCTTGCGCCTTGTCCGCCGCCGCCCCCGCCAGCACCGATTCCTCCATCTTTACCTGCCTTAGAACCGTAGTCACCATCGCCGCCGTCTCCGCCTCGTCCAAATCCTGCACCGCCGCCACCGCCACCACTATATACGTCGCCGCCTGTGCTTGGTCTGTTATAACCGCCTTTGCCGCCATAAGATTCAGGACTATCTTGACCGTTTTCACTATATGTGCCTGCTTTTGCACCGTATACACCGCCAAGTGCCCCATTATGATGTTCTTTAAACTTCTTGCTCCCTCCACCTTCCAGTGTAACTAAATTACCAATTACAGTCGCACCGCCGTCATTGCCTGCTGTGCCGCCGATGCCTATTGTAATCTGAATGCTTGTTTGTGGCGTAACAGAATATGCTTTTTTAATTATTCTGGCTCCACCCTGTCCTCCGCTATGATTGCCGCCGCCGCCAGCACCAAAAGCAGTAACCAAAATCTTTGTCACGCCAGCAGGAACGGTAAACGTGCCATTCTTGGTAAAGGTCTGCACTCCATGTGCCTGTATTATCTTATCCAAAGATAAAAAATCACTTGTCCCAAGAGTGCTGTTCAATGCGTTCTTTATTTCTGCCCAAACACTCATGAAATCACCTCCGAAATGCTACCATCACTTTTGAATGTTGTTGTTTTTGTTATCGAAAGACCGCTTGCGCCAGTGAATTTTTCCTGAATGTTTCCATTGGACAGGAAGGTAGTTACCTTTTTATCGCCGTTCGCATTGGTTTCCGTAATACTGCCATCAGAATTGAATACGGTAGTCTTTGCTTCAAAGCCCTGCAACGCCATAAACGCCTCACGATTCAGCTGTGTGCCGACAACAGTAGGATTGTCAGCCATTTCAACCGTTACATATTCGTTTGTCCCGTCCGCATGGGTGATTTTTCTCCGCCCTGCCTGTGTCGGGATTCTATCTAAAAAATCCTTCATAGCAACCGTTCACCTCCGCTATTTATCGTTCCGCAGGGGATATATTCCTGCTTCATGTTTTCTGTCATTTCCTTTCCGACTGCGGCAACTCGTTCCCAATCGTTAACTTCCTGCCAATCAAGGTAATCACTTTCCGCAAATACAGGTAAATCCAAGCCAACCAAAAACAACCGCACCAATGCGGTATAATTCGCTCGGATACGGTTGATTTCGGACAGCCAAGGTATGTTTTCTTCCTGCCAATCTGTGTATGTTTTGCCGTTAAATTCTTTGTAGTCCCTGTATGAACGAGGAAGATAATAACCGCTACTTTTGAGCCATTTCATCAATTCCTTATGGTTTCCTTCAATGCGGTTCAAGTCTTGGTAGTTTAACGCACCTTTGTTGTTTTCGGCATTTCCTTGATTTATTCTTGCACTTGCGGTATCCTCAACGATTCTGTCAAAGATAGGTGTTATCCAAGCCATCATCCACCACCCCCAATAATATATTGGCACTCGCCCTTAATTGAGCCATTATAGGACAATTTCTGCTGAACCATAGTGACAGGCGTTTGATTCGCAAAGTTGCTTGTAAGGCTTACTGTGTCCCCAACATCCAACTCTGGATATCCCCTGTCCTGTGCGGTGTAAGTGTTCCTGCGTAGCGTTACCGCCGCCACCCAATTCGCGTATGCAACAGCATCCTCCCTATTGTCAATCAGAGAGTTGCTAACTCCGCTCAAATCCTCGCCCACATCACTGTATTTTGCCTTGTATTCGATTTTGTTTTCGGTTAGGCTATTTCCATTTACCGTTACTGTACCGTTCCCCTTAAGCGTTACTACGGTTTTGTAGGCATAGTATTTCGGCGTGCCGACAATAGACAAGCCGCTACTTACTTCTACCTTCTGATTTGTAAAGGCTTGATGGGTAAAGGTGTACTCATGTGCGGTAGGAGCTGATATTTCAGCAGCATTGACCGCCGCCGTCAATTCGGAATTTACCTTGATGGAGTTATACTCGACTGATAGGTTGCGAAGGGGCGGTATCTTTGTTGTTGTTGGCGTATCCGTCATTTTGTCAAAATTCATGTCAAACCCCGTTGTTTCTGCGTTTTCTCTAAGGATTTGAATATAGCCGCCTCTACTGTGGCTCATAATGCAACGCCCTGCATTTGCTATCAGCTGCAAGCACTCATTCACTTTGGAGGAGGGCAGGGGATTGTGCGTATAAATATTCTTCAATGCGTTATCAAGCTGAATTGTATTTTCAAATCCAGCAAACCTCATAACATCGGTTGCAAGGTCAAACAAACTGCGACCAGAAGGGGAATAAACGCCCTCATCATAGGTCATTGTCAAATGGTCTGCCAACCCGACACACTTTATGCTGACCTCTGCCACAATACCTTGCTTGGATACTTCAAAGTCCCCAGAGGAATAGGACAACCCCCAAGGTATCCATTCAATAGAGCCGTCCGACAATTCATAGCCGTACTGGTAATTGACAGGTTGTCTGCTTTCCAAATACTCCCAAACGCCCTGTGGATTCTCTGGGTCATATCTTCTTTGCATATCAATCAACGTAAACTCAAATTCCTGCTTTGGAATTTTAGAGGTCAACAGGTCAATCTCTTTGGTGGAGGAGCAGCTTGTAATATCATCGGTAGTCAATCTGCTTACCAAACCATAAATCAAAGAAAGCAGTCTTGCCCTACGGTGCGGTATGCTTGATTTTATCCAAAAGAACTGTGTTTCGTTGCAAATCGGAATATGCTCGGACATTTCCCAATATGGCGTATCTGGAGAAAATGTCTTGTCAAAAACAGAAACGCCATCCTTTTTCGCCAAGATACGAAAACTACTCGGATAGTCCCCCATGCTTTCGTCAAACTGAAAGGTTAGCCCCGGGAATTGCACATAGTCATCAAACGCAACCTTTACGCATGGCTGTATAGCGTATACGCCTGTATCGCCACTGATTTCCGTACCGACATACCCTTGATAAATCGGGTTTACTTCTCTCGGCAACGGGTTCTTGCCATCCAACACAAAGCGGTTACGCTCCATGGTTTGATATGTGGATGGGGCAGTTGTCCCAACATCCACGCTATCAATATCACTGTAAGGCAAATGTCCATTATCTGTTGGTCTGCTTAACCTCGGCGCGTCTGGGTCTGTCACGCCAAATACAATTCTCACATAAGAAGGATTGCGGAGCGTTTGCTCTGTTTCTTCTTTCCATTTTGCTGTTACTGGATACATAAAACCACCGCCCCGCTATTTCCCTGTGTCGATAAGAGAAGCCTTTAACCCTGTAAACATTTTCGGTGTGCCATTCTCGGAAACCCAATATGTAGAAACGGAATAATCTCCCCAATACATTTCCCTTGTGATGAATTTACCTTCCTTTGGGTCATAATAGGTTACTTTACCTATGAAGGTTTCAATCAACTCCAAAATCTTCTGTAATTCCTTCGGATAAATAACCTTCCACTCTAAACTCAGTTTCACTTGGCGGCGGTTTATTTTTTGAGCCACCACAACGCCGTTTGCATTTCTGCCACTGTCAACTAACTGCTGACCTTCGTAGTCTTGCACAGAAGGGCAGGTAATTTCTATGCCGTTATATTTGATTACTGCCACAAAAACCACCTACCTTTGAAATGCGCCAAGACCGAAGTTTATCCCTCGTCTTGCGGATACTTTCTGCTGATTGTTATAAATAACGTCTCCATCCAGTTCAATCTTCTGATTCAGTTCGATTGGCTGACTGCTGCCATTTGCCATTGCCTGTGACATAGCTGTTAAAACAGCATTAAAAATGGCACGTTCTATCTGGTCATTGTTGGCAACGGCTGTTTTGCTGCCAATACTGCCGACCATTTCTGCTCCTGCCTCTCTTGCAAGAAACAACTCGCCAGACCGAGGGAAACCACCATTCGCAAACATTTCTATGTTGAACCGCTGCGCCTGTTGCATGGTGTAGCCGCCGACATGACTGTATTTTTTACCAGTCAATCCTGCCAGTGAGTTTGCATCGGAAACCATCTGGTTCAGCATCCTTGTAACCTCATCAGATACTTGCTGCAAGGTCTGTCTGATAGCATCAAACGTGTTGTAAATGTTATCGTAAACTTTCAGCAGATACGCCGTTATCTGTGCCTTGGAAACCGTACCGAAATTCGTTGTCATAGCACTTATGCTCGAATAGAATGTATTCATACTTGAAATGATATCTTCCTTTAGCACTGTAAAATTTTCTCTCAATGTAGCCCATGTCGCATCCCACTGTGAAATATCTGGTGCTTCGACCGATACAACAGGCGCAAGACTGCCACCGCCAGATACTTTGTCTACGATTTCATCAATAACACTGCCTGCACCTTTGACGGATTCTTCCATACCTTCAACGATACCTGCGCCCAGATAAGCACCGACCTCTCGCTTAAACAGTTTAGAAGGAGAGTGAATTTCCGCCGCGCTCTTTGTACCGCTAAGTATTCCACTTACAACTTCCTTCACGCCAGAAGGCACTAAAGAAAGCAAACCTTTTTTAATGCCCTTCCACATCCACTTGCCGATTTCTTCAATCTTCCGACCCATGGATGTTACGGCATTGTATACGCCCTGTGGTATTCCTTTAAACAGGTCGATAATCATTTTGATTTTTTCTGGTATTGAAGATGAAATCCAAGTTGAGATATCATTTCCCCATGTAGGGAAGATGGAGGATATTAAAGTTGAAATTGCAGTGCCAATTTTAGATGGCAATTCAGAGAACCAACCAACAATATCACTTATAATCTGCGGTATTGTTTCCGTGAAGAAATTCTTAATTGCAGTCCATTTTTCAGAAATGGTTGTTTTGACGGCTTCCCACAATTCAGAGGTTGCCGTCTTTAATTCATTCCATTTCTCCGGGTAGTAGCTTACAATCTCATCCCATGTTGTTTTGAAGAAATTTTTAATAGAGTCCCATACTTCGACTACTGTTTTCTTAATACCATCCCACAACTTCGCAAGAAACTCTTTTATCTCATCCCAATGCTTTATAGTCATAAAAACGGCTAATATAGCCGCCCCTATGGCAAGCGTCCAAGGACTTAATATAAATCCTGCAATCTTCGGTCCAAGACCAGCAATCGCAGTTCCTATACCAGTAACAATCTCCGAGCCTGCTATCTGTGCTGCGATTGCTTTGGCTATTGAAGCACCCAGACCAGTAAATTTCAATAACGCAACAGCGGCTATGATAGTTGATTCTATCGGCGCAACATCAACAAAACCATTCCACGCTTCAAGTGCCGCCGATATTGCTTCAAATATCAGCGTTCCGATATTGGACAGAATGGTGACAAAATCAATTTCCTTTATGAATGTTCCAATTTTTTCTCCTATCATTGCCCAATCTGTACCCTGTACGGCTTTTATTAATGTGGTTAAAATACCGTTTATCCATTTATTAGCCGTATCTGCGGCAAGGACAAAATCGAAAGTGGAGAAAAACGTGTTAATTCCAGCTGCTATGGACAGCCCGAAATTAGACCAATCAAATTTAGTGCCGAATGAATCAAGGAAATGCAATGCGGTGTTCAATGCGCCTGCTATTGTTGCCCCTAAAACAGAAAATGTATCGGGCGATATTAAGCCATTTAAGAATGTTGCCAAGCCAGTCCCGAATTTGTCTGCCTTTTCATATATTGCATCCCAGTCAATACTGCCGAGTGCATCTTGTATCTTCTGACCTAAATCAGCACCAAGGCTGTAAAAGTCCCCCGTTTTAAACGCTTCTTTTATTCTGTCAGCAAGACCTTTTATCTTGGAATCAATCTCGACAGTTTCAAACATATCGGTAGGGAGAAGGTCTCCTGCGCCGCCAGCACCACCGCCACCAGCACCGCCGCTATCGTTCTGCTTGGTGTCTATGATGTGCAATTCATCAAATCCGAGTGTATAGTCCTGCATTTCCTTTAATGCCTTAGCCGCTTTTCCTGCGCCGCTTGCTGTATCTTTCAGGCTTTTCGCGTAGTCCATTTGCACTTTCTTAGCCTGTATTGCATATCCTTTTCCTGTCAGTGCAGCAAAGAACTGACCCAACATATTGATTGCCCTTGCAAGCCAACTAATGAAAGTAGCAAGGTAGGGTGCGACAACAGAAAGAATAGGCTCAAACGCCGCCGCAAATGCGTTTCTCAACTGCATTAAAGCGGACATCATAGAGGAAATGTTTGCATTTACCGATTGACTGTACTGTGCTAAACTCTGCATACCCTCTGCAAATGCAGATTGTATGGTTGAAATCAGCTGAAATACAGTGGAGTACAGCACAGACATACCAACCATTTTAGGCAAAGAAAAACTATTTCGACCGCCAGAGCGACCAAAAAGCCCACCGGATGAACGACCACGAGATTTATTTGAGCGTTTCCTTTGTCCTTCTCGTTGCGTTTTTTTGCCCTGATTTTCCTGCAACCCCTCTTGAATATTTGGTATTTTAGAACGTGCAAGTGCAATAGTATCTTTCAGATTAAGATTTGCTATTTTTGATTTTTGGCTTATTCTCTCCAACTGCTTTTCAAGCGGTTTCATCTGTTTGGCGTTTCCACCGGCAGACTTTAATTCTTCTATGGTTTCGGTCAGAACTCTAACCGTATTTTCCATATTTTTAAATTCTCGTTCTGCCTTTTCGACTTCTGGAAACTTAATTTCACTAAGTCCGAGTTTTTCTAAGTCAACTCTAAATCCATTGATAAGGCTTTTTGATTCCTCTATGGTTTCAGCGAATTTCCCATTATCAATATCCAGAACGCCTGTCATGCCAAGATTTTTTGAAATCTCCTTTTCTATTCCAGAAAATCTGTCTGTTTTTGCGGCGTTTTCAGAAACGCGTCCCATTGCGGCGGCAAGCTGCCCTGCAACGGAAACGGCACTGCTTGTTTCGCTCGTTAAATCAGACATAGATTCTGCGGCATCCTGTATCGGCTTTCCGTTAATCTGCTTGCCTATGTCAAAAATAGGAATGTCCTTCAAATGACTATAATCTTCAACAGGTGCAGATTCTTTTTTTGACTTTTTTGTGAGTTGTCCGAGATTCACGCCTTTTAACGCAATACCGATTTCCTTTGCGCTTTTTGCGGCTTTTGAAAAGTTGTGTGCTATGATTCTTGCTTGTTTCGCAAATTCTTTTATGCCGTTAATCTCTATTTCCGGTGTTTTAATGCTTTCCAAAACAGATTTAATTTCACGAATCTGTTTTGTGGAATCTCCTGTTTTCCCAATACCCTCAATAGTCTCGCTTAACTTCTTGATTGATTTCTCCGCAGACTTCGCATCCGCAACAATCTTTATTTCAAGTTTATCTATTTCACTCATTATTCATTTCCACCACCTTCCCGTGAGAGATTTCAAAGTTTGACTGCATAGTTTTTAAACGCTCAACAAACAATTCACGCTGTTTTTGTAACTCATAATCGGAAAGGGGTTTGTTCTGCTTTTCGATTTCTTCAAAGAACGGATTTTTGGGATACTCTGACTTAGACTTTCTTCCTGCCAAATTCCGCTCTACACCGACAGTAACTGCGGCGAGCGTATATTGTCCGTTTATCCAATTCATGTAATCTGCGTTTCTGAAACGTTGGTTGTATCCTTCTGCAATCGCAGACAATATTCTCGGATTCATTCTCCAAAATTCATCCCACGAAACCCCGATAGCGTATGCCTGTGGAAACCATTCAGCAATCAACAATTCACGAAACGATTTGTATTTTTTTCTTATTCCGCTTCGCTCTGATTTTCCGCAGTTTCCGCTTCCGTTGTCTTGTTGGCAGCCCGAAAAAAATCAGACTGTTCCATAGCATCAGACATAGCTTCTGCCATTTCCTCAAAACTTCCGCCGGAAACAATGTGTTTCTGCATTTCTTCCCCAGCCGCTTTTCTTCCGATTCCGGCGCAGATGCCGAAATAAGCTCTCATCATGGACATAGGCTTATCCTGCATGACCTCAAGAGAAATACCTTCATCCTCCAAGTCGCAAACAAGGTTAAAATCAAATTCTTTTGCCTTATACACTTTGCTGTTAATGGTAAAGTTTTTCATTTGCATATCTCCTTTTTGAACAATAAAAAAGGGATGGTTTTTTCTCCATCCCTCTATGTTTTATTAGTAGTAATATTCGGCTGAATTGGCGTTTTCTTCGCTATCCGTCACAGCCTGTTCATTCTGCGAATAGCGTTTTATTCCCCCGAGAACGCAACCGTAGCATCCATGCCCTTATATTCTTCAATCGTCAGTGGCATTTCAACTGTCAAAAGTTCGTTCTGGCTGATTTCTGGCTGCGGAATCTGTTCGGGAGGTTGCGCCACAACAAAGAAAGAGTTTTCAAAACCGGGCACGATTGTTTCAAACCACATTCTTTTGCCACCTGTCAGACCTTTGTATTCTGTAATCAGACTTTCCCATTCTTTTCTGGTATCATCTGTAAGGTTTACAGTGATATTGAAAGAACCGCCTGTATCAGCCCTGCCTTTTACATATCTTGTGATTTCATCCTCCAGTGCGGAAGCGTCAATCTGTTCTGGCTCAATAGTAATGCCGCCGATAGTGTTTATTCTTGTCAGCTTTTTGAAGATTGTCGGTTTTGTTCCTGCCGTGGTTTCCACGCCATAACCGAATGTGATTCCCAAACTGGAAATACCTGCTACTGCCATATTCATTCCTCCTTTTATTTTTTGCATAAAAAAATAAAGCCCTAAATGGCTTTATCACGTTAAACTGTCATTTGCTCCTATTACTCTTTGGAATCTTGCGGTACTTCTGTATGTATCTCCCTCATTAAATTCTGGAAGGGAAATAACTTTGAACCGCATTTCTTTGAATGCGTCTGCTATAACAGACATTATTCTGCCTACATCCGATTGGCTTGTGTTTGTGAATACATCCACTTGGAAGGTTTCCAAGGTTGCGTTTATGGAAAGTCCCTCGAGGTCTGCTCCACGCTCAGCCGTCGCCATACGATGAATATAGACGGTAGGGAAAATGGCATCACTTAACTTCTTTCCGTTACTTGTGAAGTATACAGTTGGATACTTCGGCTCTAATTTTGGCTTAGCCTTTGTCTTTACGATTGAAAATACAACCGTTCCAATGTCATAAGCCCATGAATTATCACTCAACCAAACACCTCCTTTGCAACCTCCGCAACCTTTTCTGCTAATTCTATGGAAGTTTCATACATAAACGGGCGAGAGGGCATACCCTTTGTCCAGTGCCATTCGCCGTCACGAAAGTAGAACCATCCTTTTTCGCCATGCTCATTTACGTCATACTTCCAACCGACAATGCCAATAGCTTTGTGTTGTTTTTCTTTGCCGACAATGCCTGTACCAAACTCAACAAATTTTGCCCAAGAACATCCAGTGTATACAATCCACGTTGCACCTTTTTTGATGACCGCTCCTTGCTCATAATTGATACTGCTAAGAAGTTCTCCTGTATAAACAGCATCGTATTGAGCGACCTTCATTTTGGCGGTCTGTACGCCCACTTGAGCGAGTTTTTTCGCCAATTCATTACATTTATCAGTCAATTCGTAAGCGTAGCTCTCAACCTCTTTTACGGCGTTCTGGATGGACTTATTGGACATGATATTGATTGATATTTTCTTCGACATAGAACCACCTACAAAATTTCAAGTTCTTGGAACACTTTAAATATTTTTGGAGACTGTATTGCAATCCAGTCAACCATTTCTTCATTCTCAGCCCATGCACCATAAATCCCATGCGTATTGGAAGATAAACCACTTTCAAAAAGAAAGGCATGGACTATCTCATGCCTAAGTTTCTTTTTGTTTAAGTTGATTTTCCCATCTTCCGTTAGGACTTTTTCTTTTGGATTTAATACATAAATAACTTTGTCATAGAAATTGCACAGAGCGTCCGTTGATTCCTCAAAATCAGAAAATCGTTCTGGATATTCATCCACAAACATAATTGAGTATTTCTCTCCAAGAATATTTACAGTTTTATTTTCCATACTTCCACCTACTTTACATTCTTTTGTAGCAGAAACAAATCAACCGTCAGCCCTTCATCCGCAACGCCTTTGACGATGTAGTCGCAGCTTGTCTTATCGACCATTGCCGCCTTATACTGAACCGCAGATTTCTTCCACACCAAATCCCCGACAGACAAAGGAAGTTTTCCCTTGTCATCGACTATCTGAACAAAATTCGTTGAATTATCAACACCAAACTCTTTAATAAGAGATTCGCTCAATTTATTGCTTATGGAAGAACGGAAGGGTACAGGTGCATCGTACCCAGTTGTGTATTCTCCTGTTTCTATCGGCACTTTGTTTCCGTCCACAGTGATGTATTTCAAATTCCCATCCTCGTCCGTATCATAGACAGGGACTTGACCGATTTGTTTTGAATAGAACATCTTTTGTCTGTTAATATCGAGCATTTGAAAACCACCTACTCATGATTCATTCGTTCCTCAAGAGTATCAAGTCTATGGTGCGCAGATTTAAGGCTCTGCTCCAACTTAATAATCTTGTCATTGTGCTTATTGATTTCTTCTCTCATTGTGGATATTTCCGATTTTATTTCCTGTGTTGTGCCGGCAATGGCATCCAGTTTCATATTGATTCTTGTGTTATCCTTCACACGCTCCTCAATATCCTTTGTGTCTGTATGCTTACTGCTTTTCAACCCGAAAAAGACGGAAAATGCCAAAGATACTATGCTTATGAGATATGCTATTTCGACTTGCATTTCTGTACCGCCTTTCTGCTTAATAATTGTGCATCAGCCCACCGCCACATAATACGATGCACCCCTGCTGCCATTTCGTTAAAAAAAATAAAATCTATCGAATTTAATAGAAAAATTAAGCGAATTTTTAATGAAATTTCATTTATTTTCGATTAAATTCCAAAAAATTCTATAAATTTATTGAAGCTCCCAATGGCAACGCACTAAAAACGACTAAAGCCAGTTTGCTTTAACCCCTTTACAGAACCTTTACAAATGGGTATACGCCAAAGAACAAATCCTCTCTATTCTTCCAAGTGCGGCTTATGCCGTTTTCGGAATAGCTTTCCATGTAAGCCTCTCCTGCTTGAGAGTGGTCATACACAGCCAAGTCAACGATATTGTTTTCAAACCTCTTTAAGTCAGACAAAATATCCCTTTCGGTGTATGATTCTGGATACATACGCCTTGCGATAATCTCCTTTTTCGCCTGTTCTATCAGTTGGTTCAAGAGCGGATTTTCTTCCTTATTGTCGAATATCACAGTATCATTCTCGTCAACGTGAAACTGCCGCAGTCTGATTTTCACTTGTTCCAAAATGCTGTAATCAGCCATAAGCAATCACTCCTTTACAGTCCGAATACGGACAGGATGTACTGTTTCAGTTCTGTGCCGTTCATTTCTTCTGCACCCTCAACACCTACGGTCAACGCCAGCTGCCGCAGTTCATTGACAGGCATTTTTGCAATTTCGCTTTTTGTGTAAGTTCTCTTGCCGTCAGTATCTGGTACTTCCTCAAAAGGCTCATACCAGATGCCATTATGCTTTACTTTATGGTCGAATTTCATTTAACCGACCTCCTTTTTAGTAGCATTTAATAACATAGGTGCTGTCCATTCTCTCATAAGAGGGCAGTACAATTTCGGATACGGTTGTCTTTGTCTGCACAGGGTCATTAGAAACCGTTACCGCAACTGCAACGCCTGTATTGACAATGGATACATCCGCTTCCTTACTTCCCATCAGCGTACGTTCTTCTGGTGTTGTGCCGTACCATGTGTTACCCAGTGCGCCCTCTGGAATCAGTGTTGCAAAACCATCTGGATAGAATTTAGAAACGACCCCATCTTCATTTTTGTACTGTTTAGCGTAAACGATAATATTTACCCCCAGTTCAGAAGAAAAGAGTTCATTCACTCTGGCATCATCCATAAAGATATTCGCCGTTACATTCTGTGCCAGAATTGCAGATTTGATTTTCTTGTTCTTTTTCAGATAGTTCATGGTCTGTCTGGAAACAATCATAACAGAAGGTCTTTCGCCTGTTTTGGCTTCAACAGAATCCAGCCCATTAGAAACATCTTCAAGAGGGTCGGAGTTTTCAACGTCAGACCATTTATCAGTTTCCCCAGACAACTCTGCAAAGTTGTTTGTTTTGTAATCGTTGTTAGGGTCGTAGTTGTATGCGTATGTAGCACCGTCTGCCTGAATGGAGATTTTAGGGGAACCGTCAGAAGGAGCTAACAGCTGCATAATCATTCTTTCCGGTACAACCCTCGCACCTTCAACCAAATCATTTACATCGTCAAAAACTCTACTTAATATCTCCTGTACATAAGGGTCTGTTGACTCTTGTACACGCAACATTTCCTGCTCGTCAGTTTCCTTGACAATTCTGGATTCACGGAAGAACGCCATTTCTGTCTCAGTCATCTTAAATCCTTCTCTACTTCTCAGTGTAGAAACTGCATCAAAGTTAGAAGGAGACAGAGAAACAGGCAGACCTTTTGACGTTTTAATCCATTTCAAGTCAAGACCCATTTTCTTTTTCGCAGGGAACAGACCTTCGCCAATGTAACGCTTTCTATTGCTTGCTACTTCTGTCTGCACAAGAGCAACCGCCTTTGCGCTATATACATCTATAATTTTCATTACTTTACACCTCCTTATTCAAATACAATCAGCGGCATGGCTGTTTTTGCCTCGGTCGCAATCGTAATGCCAGCATTTGCATTTGCATTTTTTTCATTTACGCAAGCAAAAGCCTTTATGATGGTTCCGTTGGGGTTTTCATCGTATGTATCCGAAAGCAAAATGCCGATAGCCGTATTGTCATTTACCTTCTTTCCTTCTGCGGAAATAGGATTCCCAGCCTTGCACACACCTTCTGTAAACGCCGATGCGTCCAATTTTATAGGAACGAACAATTCGCCGCCCAATTTTCTTTTCAGAATTTCCTTTTGCGTAGTTACGCTTGATTCTTTAAATTTCATTTCTTCAGCCTCCTTACATATAGTCTTTTAAAACAGATTCAGCCGTTTTATTTGCATCAGACCATCTACTGCCGATGTCTTTTGCAATTTTTTCAGCCTCCGTCTGCGTTTCGCCGCCGCCATTACTTCCGTTAGGGTTAGGGGAGTTGTTTGCAATTTCATCCTCTTTCGCCTTGGCAGCAGCCGTTTCTTTATCAGAGATAATCTGTCCGAGAACGTCATAATCGAAAGAGCCGTCATCCTTTACAATCTGCGCCGCCTGTTCAGCAGTTACTTTGAATTTCGCAGCCGCAGTGTTTCTTTGTGTAGCCAATGTCTGTGCCCTTTCGAGTTCTGCGATTCTTGCATTTGCTGTTTCCAACGCTTTATTGGCTTTTTCAGTTTCAGACAAACCGTTTGATTCCAATTCGTCAATCTTTGCCTGTAATTCGTCTGCCTTATCAGCTTTTTCTTTGTACTGTGCGATTTTATTTTTTTCGTTCAGCACTTCCTTGTTGCTCTGGTTTAACAGATTTGTAATCTGCTCATCCGTAGCATCTGGAAAAAGTTTCAATACCTGTTCTCTTGTCATGTGATTACCTCCTGTCATTTACTCACGCTTTTGTTACCGCAGGTCGCACCTGCTGAGTTTGCTATTTACCGCATAGCTGCTTAATTTTTATAAACAAAAAACAGCCCAAACGGACTGTTTAAGTTTTCGTGTATTTCAGGCTACATCTGCAATTTACAATTTCTTCCGCACTCGCCCCCAAAGAGTAGTCACGAGGGAAGGACATTTCAGATGCACCTATTTGAAAGGAATCGAATATCCCGATTTTATATCCATTCGATTCTGCGTGCGTATGCCGCACTTTATCATCATTCATGGTTATCCATGTTTTGTATTGATAGCCTTGCTTAACCATTCTGGTGTATTCTCGGTAGTTGCCGATGGTATTTGCTTCATTCGCCGCAATATTCATGGCGCGCTCAACAGATGTAAAGTATGGCATATCCTTATTTTCAATCGTTGTTCGGACAATATCTTCTGTGATTTTCTCCGAGTATTCCTTTATGTACGCTGGTGGCTCTCTGACCTTTAGAAACTTCAACGCCGCTTTCTCATATTCCGCAGAAAGACTTTGTAGGAAATTATCTTCATCCTCTCCAGATTCCAAGAAAGCGTAGAAAAAAGAAATAAAAATCGGCTCAAGTTTTTTTGCCAACTCAAGCCGTTCTTTCTTTTCTTCGTCAGATATTTCCATTTCGCCGAAATAGGTTTCATATACAATTTTCTCTGTATGCAATTCATCATTTGGGATTCTTGACATGAAACCACCTCTTTATTCTTTTGCAACCGCTT